CCACCGCCTGACCCCACCCCTTTCCGCCCCACCTGACCAGTGAGGATCCACCGCCATGCCCACGTTCGCCCTGATCACGTCCGCCCCGTCGTCGGATGCCGCCTACCGCACCGACCTGATCCGCCGCTTCCTCGCCGCCTCCGACGACGTCACCCAGCTGGAGCTGCTCGCCGAGGCCGCCCGCTACGACGAGGTCAACCCGGGCGAGTCGCTGCTCGACGAGCTGTACGGCTCCGCCCTCCCGGCCGCCGCCTGATGCCGCCCCGCCCGTGTCCGGACTGCGGCACCCCGGCCGACCCGACCGCCGTATGTGCGTGCGGCTACGACCCGGCCGCGCCGGATCCGTGCCAGGAAGCCGACCTGCTGCCCGGACTGGACGGCTGACCCCCTGATCCGCCGGGCGGGGTCCATCCCCCTGCCCCGCCCGGCATCCAGCCCCGGACCAGCCGCGACGGTGCCCGATCGACTCGGGCCCGGGGCGCGCACCACCACCCATTCACTGACCGAGAGGAATCCCCATGAAGTTCAGGATCAAGACCGACGCCGTCGAGGTGCGCACCAACGGCAAGAGCGAGGTCACCGGCACGGTCTCCGCCGAAAACGAGCGCGACGCCCGGGGGCAGGTCTACACGGGCCTGGCCAAGCACGGCTACCGCGTCGACGGCGACGTGCAGGTCGAGCGCGACAACGGCTGATCGGCTGCCCGATCCGCCCGGATGCGTGCCGGGCGGTGAGGGGAACCGCTCAGCGTTCCGCCACCCACCGAGAGGAGCCCACCGTGGCCCTGTTCCGCCGCAGTCCCGAGCCGAAGGGCTACCGCCCCACCGAGGCCGAGGTGAAGTCCGCTGCCGCGCAGTTGAACGCGGGCAGCCACCACGCGGCCTACGACCTGACCGCCCACTCCGGCGACTACCGGCAGGACACCTCGATGCGGATCCTCGGCCACTGCATCGAGGACGGGGACGACACGTGAAGTACGACGCCAGCCTGCCCGTCCTGGACATGCACTTCCACTGCCCCGACTGCCACCCCCAGCTGCAGCGCGGTGTCACCCCGGCGATCTGCGGCGCGATCATCCCGCCCGGCGTCGTCGGCAACGGCCCTGTCCGCAAGTGCCGACCCTGCAAGGACTCCCTTCGTCAGCACAAGGCCAGCCACCGCCGCCGCTGACCGGCTGTCCGCGGCCCGCGTCACGCACGTGGGCCAAGGAGAACTGGCGCAGCACCACCCCATCCCGTCCGTTCCGACCCCGAAGAGGTCGTCATGTTCCGCGTCATCGCCTGGGCCGCTCTTGCCCTCTACCTGATCACCGTCGGCTTGTGGCCGGCTGCTCTCGCCCCGGTCTCGCTGGGCCTGGACGGGATCGCCGCGGTCATTGCCGCGATCCCCGGGCCCGTGCTGGCCCTCGCCGCCGTCGCCGCCTGGCTGAAGCACCGGCCCACCCCCGCCAAGACCGCCACCGCCTGAAACCCGGAAGGAATCGATCACCGTGAGCAGCTGGAGCGACGAGCGCCGACGGAACCAGGCGGCCGAGGCTGAGCAGCGCCGCCTGGACCAGGCCGCCGCCGCCGAACGCGTCCTGAAGATGCGGGCTGCCGAAGATGAGCGGCGCCGCACCAACCGGCAGGCCGACAAGGCCGAGGCCCGCGCCGAGAAGCAGCAGAAGCGCCGCGACAAGCGCGAACGCCGTCGCGAACGCGCCCAGGCCTGGGCGAAGAACACCACCCCTGGCATCGTCTACCGGCGCGGCACCCTCGCACTCGTCACCGCGTCTGCGCTGGCGTCCCTGCCCGCGCAGATCATGCACTTCGCCACCATCTCGCTGATGCTGCTGCCCCTGCCGTTCGCCCTTGAAGGCGCCGCCTGGGTGATGAACGCGGGCGTCGCCTATGCCGACGAGCGAAAGCTGCCCGGCTGGGTGCGCTGGCTTCTGCGAGCCCTGGCTATGAGCGCCGCCAGCTTCGCGGCGTGGATCAACTACGACTACGGCCGGCACATCGCTCCGGCGGTCGGCTTTGGTCTCGCCGCGGTGACCCTGCTCGGTCCGCTGTTCTTCGAGGTTCGCCAGTGGGTGATGACGCTGTCGTTCGACGCGGGGGAGCGGAAGCGGCGTTCCGAGACGAAGGCCCGCGAGAAGCACGAGCGGCGGCGCCGCAAGGACCACAAGGCCGTCGTCACCCTCGCCAAGACGCTGGTGTCCGCAGCCCCCTACGGCACCCTCTCGTTCGAGGAGGCGTTCGCTTCCGCCTGGGAGATCAAGTACGGCACGCGGACCCCCGGCATGACCCCGGCTCTGCACGCCGAGCAGCTCGCTTCCAGCAAGGCTCTCGCCGACGCCATGGATGCGGTGAACGGCTCCCCGGTGAGCACTCGCGGGCGTCTGCTGGAACTGCTCCACCCGGCCCCTGTAGGGCGCCTCTCGGAGCCTGGATCTTCGCAGGTCGCGTCCGATCTACCCCCCGCTCCCAAGGTGCCCCAGAAGGCGGCTCAGAAGGGTGGCCGTAAGGCGCCTCCGCCGCACCGCCGCACCAAGGGTGACTCGGTGCCGTTCCACCTCATCGCGAAGAACGAGGCCGCCCTCGAGCGCGGCGGCTCTCCCCGCCGGATTCCTGCCGTCAACGGCCACCACCACTAAGGACCCGTCATGAGCATCGAGACGACCCCCAGCAGCACCCCCGACCCGGAGTGGGAGCGCATCGTCGGCGGGTACCTGAACGCCCCCGGTGAGGCGCCCGTCGAGAAGCAGACGACGTCCGTCGACCTGATGGGCGACACCCCCCTCACCCCCGCCTGGACGAAGACCCGCGGCGGCTGGAAGAGCCGGGCTGCGGTGGGCCGCGTCAACACGATGCGTGGCTTCCGCAAGTGGCTGCGCCGGCAGGCCACCGAGCACGGGCACGCCTCCCAGATCGGTCGCGGCATCTGGCGCACCGCCCTGTGGGTGCAGGGCACCGAGGGCGCTCAGGTGACTGCCGCCCGGCACGAGCTGCAGCAGACGCAGCGCGACTACAAGGCCGCGAAGTGGGCGCACGACCGGCGGCTCATGCCCGGCAAGGAGAAGGAGAAGCGCCGCCGGGAGATGGAAGGCGCGTTCGCCGACTCCGCCTCCGCGATGAGCAAGTACCGGTCGGCGCAGCGGGATGCCCGCATGCGGCGGGCCGTGCGCGGCATGGCGGCCCTGGCTCCGATCGCCGGCGTTGAGGGGGCCGGGCTGCACCTGCTCGGTGCCCCCGGCGGGCTCGCGGCCACCGCGGCGACCCTGGCCACGTTCGCTCTGATTGGCCGGCGCACCACCGCGGGCGAGCTGTACACCGACCGCGACGCGAAGATCGGCGACGGGGACCGGATGACCGACGACATGGTCAACCGCGTCTACCGTGACGCCCGCGTCATCGCCGCCGACGACACCCTGCGCCTCAGCACCCCGTGCACGCTCACCGCCGACGGCAAGGCCTGGCAGGTCGTGTTCCAGCTGCCGTCCGGCACCCCCGCCAAGAAGGCGCTCGGGGCGCGCGAGGGCATCGCCAACGGCTTCGGCGTGTCCGTGCAGCAGGTCCACCAGGCGCGCGGCGACCGCGAGGACACCATCCACCTGCGGGTGTCGCTGAAGCTGCCGTTCTCCACCAAGCCGACCCGGGGCCCGCTGCTCGACGCCGAGAAGGTGAACCTGTGGCAGCCCATCCGGATGGGCGTCAACCTGCGCGGCGAGGAAGTCGTCACCTCGTGGGTTGAGCGGTCCGGACTGTTCGGCGGCGAGCCCGGCTCCGGTAAGTCAGCCGCGGCGAACGACCTGCTGCTCGCCGCCGCCCTCGACCCCACGGTGCGCATGTACCTCGCCGACGGCAAGGCCGGCGCCGACATCACCCCGTTCGAGCCGATCGCCACCATGTTCGACACCGACGGCGACCCCGACAAGCTCCTCGACATCCTGCAGTACATGTGGGACGTCGAGATCAAGGAACGGCGCGCCCTGGCCAAGGAGCACGGCTCCCGCAAGCTGACCGAAGCGATGGCCGCCGTCGACCCGCGGGTCTGCCTGGCCGTGCTCCTCGTCGACGAATGGTCGTCCTACGGTGCCGCCGCCGACCAGAAGACCCGGCAGGAGATGGAGCGCCTGCTGCGGCTGATCGTCCAGCAGGGCCGGGCGCTCGGCATCATCAGCCTCGCCGCCACGCAGAAGCCCGACAGCGACTCCGTGCCCACCGGCATCCGCGACATCCTGTCCATCCGCTGGGCGATGCGCTGCCTCACTCCGCAGGCCTCCGACACGATCCTCGGTCAGGGCTACGCCTCCGCCGGGCATAACGCGCAGGACATCCTCAAGTCGCAGCGCGGCGTGGGCATCTACATGGACGGTGAAGGCGCCGAGCCAGAGCTGGTCCGCGGCGACTACTACGACGACGACGAGGTCGCCGCCATCATGGGCCGCGCCCACACGCTTCGGCAGGAAGCCGGGACGCTGCCGCTCGGCCCGCTCGACCGGCTGCGCGCCGCTGGGGAAGACGGCGAGATCCTCGCCGCCCTGCTCGGCCTGTACCCGGAGGGCGTGGAACTGCTGCCCGCCGCCCGCGTCACCGAAGGGCTTGCTGCGGCCGGCCACCCGGTGACCGCCGACCGGTTGGCCGTGCTCGTGCCGCGCACCGATGAGGAGAAGCGGCGGCAGGAGGTCAACGGCAGCAAGGTGTCCGTCTACCCGCTCGCCGCGGTCCGCCGCGCGGTGCTGGACCGGTACGACATCGGCCTGTGAGGCCCGTCCAACCCCCGTCCACTGACCTGTTTTGACCTAGTTTGAACCCAGTCCAACCCCCGTCCTGGCCACCGCAGCCCCGTCCGGCCAGGACGGGCTCAAAGCCCCCGTCGACGAGCCTTCGCCGAGCTCTGACCAGCGCAAATGCACCCTCGGACGAGGGGCAGGACGGGTCGAACAGCCCCCAGGCCACCCGAAACGATCACCCGCAGGAGCCCACCATGCCCGCCGAGACCGACCCGACCCGCACCGCAATGACCGACGCCGAGGCTGCCGTTGAGGCGCGCCGGATCATCGCCGACTTCGCCACCTCCTACCGCGACCAGACCCCGCTCCCGCGGTACGGAGACGCCCCGCCCGTCCCGCAGCCCGGTATCCCGCCCATGTCGCAGCGCACGACCGAGACCGCCCGGGCCGTCATGTTCTGCAGCCTCGCCACCGTGCCCCCGGGCCTGATTGCGGTCGCCGTGGTGGTCGCTTCCGAGCACGCCAATCCGACCGTCATCGGCATGATCTGCGCCGCCCCCGCCGCGCTCGCCGTGCCCATCCTCGCCCTCGCCTGGCTCCTGCGCGGAGCGAAGGAAGCCGTCCCCGCCGAGATCCACCAGACCTACACCGGCACCGTCTACCAGGACCAGCGCAACGTCCAGACCACCACTCGCGGCGTGTGGGCCAAGACCAACAACCAGCAGTAGGAGGAGAACTGTATGACCGACGTGACCATCCACGACGACGAGAGCCCCGAAGGCCGCGCCGCCACAGACGAGGAGATCAACGACCTTCTCAACAGCAGGGGCTCGGCAGTGACGGCCCTCGACATCCTCGCCGGTCTAACTGCCGCCGACGGCACCTCGTACCTCGACATCTTCAACGACACCCGCGACCTCGACTAGGAGACCGCTATGTGCTCTACCGGCCCCACCACCAGCTACGGCTACGAACTATCCATAGCCGACGACACCGACCTCGACGACGTCCCGATCTGCTGCGGCGACGACATGATCCCCAAGGAGGTCGGCGGCGGCATCGAGTACAGCTGCCCCAACTGCGGCACCGAGCTGGATATCGACGCGAGCGGTCTCGTCTCCGACATCCGAGAGAAGGCGGCGGCATGACCGCCCCCGCCTGGTGGTCGCAGGTGCTGGAAGCAACGTCGACCCGTCGTCAGGCGGCGGGCATGCTCCTCGCCCACGCCACCCCCACCGTCGACGACGGCACGCTCCGGCTGCACTTCGCCCGGGCCGATATCGCCGCGGCGTGGCGGGACAGTGGAGCGCAGGCCGCGCTCGAAGGGGCGATGAAGGCCGGGGGAGTGGCGATGCCCGTACACGTCCGTACCCTCACAACTCAGGAGGTCCACTGATGCCACACATCGACCTGCTCTACGCAGCCACCAAGCTCGTCACCGAGTCCCGCTTTGGCTCGCCGTCCATGATCCGTCGGCGCCTCCGGCGGGACTACAACGTGTCCGTGCCGTTCGAGATCTGTGAGCACCTGCTCGACATGATGGGCCGCCACGGAATCGTCGGGCCCGCCTGCGGTTCGCTCGCCCGTGAGGTGCTCATGGACTACACGCAGGCGTCAGAGGCGCTCCGGGCCACCCGAGGCGGCAGTTGGGGCATCCCGGCAGCCGCTTGACCGCGACGATCACCGTATGTCACAGTGCCCCCAGGGCAGGACACGTGTGCCCGCAAGCCTCTTAGGCCCCCAGCTACTGCCGGGGGCCTTTTGCATGCCCCGGGGAGGCCGCATGGACGTGACCGAGCTGTACCCCGACGACCTCGTCTACGAGCACGAAGCGACCGAAGCGACCGGCGTCCCCGGCCCGGTCATCAGGCAGTGGGCGCGGCGCGGGAAGATCCACCGCTTCCAGGGCGACGGGCAACTTACCGGCCAGGGTCACGAGTACAAGACCATGTACGCCCTCCCCGAGATCAAGGAACGCGCCAAGACCTACCGGCCCATGCCGCAGCGCGCACCCAAGGCCGCCTGATCGTCCCGTCGTTCGTGCGGTCCCGCGGACGGCGGGGCTTCACCGAGGAGGTGGCGATGGCCTTCCCCGCTGGCACTCCCGTGGTCACCCTCACCGGCACCCTGCCCTCCGCTGTTGCGGGGGACGGCTACGGCGGGCAGGTGGTGCTGACCCCGTCGGCGGTGCTGACGGACACGGCCCGGCACGCGGTCTATCCCGGCGGCGGCAAAGTCGACATTGTCGACGGCGCGTTCACCGCCCAGCTGATCCCGAACAACGCTGCCGGGATTGGCCCGGACGGCTGGCGCTGGTACGTCGACATACAGCCGTCGCGCGGGCAGCGGGTCAGCTTCTGGGCCGACATCCAAGGCGCTGACGGGGCCACGGTCTACCTCGATGATCTGGTGCCCACGCAGGCCCCCGGTGGCGGCAGCGTCGGGGCGCCCGGCATGAGCGCCTACGAGGTCGCTGTCGAGGAGGGATTCACCGGGACGGTCACCGAGTGGCTCGCCTCGCTGATCGGGCCGGCGGGTGAGCAGGGAGCCGTCGGACCCGCCGGTGGAACGGGAGCCGCTGGACCGGCGGGGCCGGAAGGTCCCGAAGGGCCCGTTGGACCTGCTGGCGAGCAGGGGCCTGTCGGCTCGGTCGGACCAGAAGGGCCGGAAGGGCCCCAGGGCGAGACCGGGCCGCAGGGTCCGCAGCCTTCGCTCGGTGCGGCCGGCGCTGGCCCGACGATCGCGCTTCGCAGCGATGATCCGTCCACGACGGATGCGCGCACGCCCACACTGTTCCCGCGCGGGACCCGGGCGCCGAAGTTCCGCGAGGCGGCCTGGCGGCAGATCTTCGCGTCGGGGCACGGCTGGACGGCGTCCGGCTCGGGCGTCGCGTCGTCGAACGTCAACGACACGACGACGTTCATCCGGGGCTCGCAGTCGTTCGCCATGACGACCACGGGCACGGGCGCGGTCGCGAACATCCGCCGGTACGGGGCGACCGCGTTCGACCTGACCGGTAAGGCGATCCGGCTCGTCTTTCGCGTCGCGGACGTCTCCAGGATCAACCAGATCAACTTCCTGGTGGGTACGTCGTCGCTCGCCAACTCCTACAGCTGGCGGGTGTTCACGCACGCCACGACGGCGCAGAACCAAGTGCAGTCGGGCGAGTGGGTGACCGTCACCCTCCAGTGGTCCGGCGTGAGGTCGCCGACCGGCACTTTCACCGTCGGCTCCACAGGCATTCCGTCGACGACGAGCGGTCTGACGGATATGGCGTTCCAGGTCGTCGACAAGGGCGGCTCCGCGCCGGCCACCGTGAACTTGCAGTCCGTCGAGATCATCGACGGCACCGTGGCCACCTTCCCCAACGGCGCCGTGTCGATCACGTTCGACGACTGCTACGCGTCGCAGTACGCCCTGGCCCGGCCCAAGATGGACGCGCTCGGCTACCGGGGCACGATCTACACGATCGCCGACGTCATCGACACCAGCGGCGTCTACCTCACCACCAGCAACCTGCGGGCCATGCAGGACGCCGGGTGGGACATCGCCGGACACGCCTACACGGTGGCCGCCCACAACGCCAAATACACGACGCTGTCCACGGCCGCCGTCCTCGACGAACTTCGGCAGCTGCGGGCCTGGATGGTCGCCCGCGGCTTCCCCTCGGAGCACTACGCCTACCCGGGCGGCTGGTTCGGGCCCACCACCGACGGCGATCCGATCGACCAGCTGACGGCCCGCTACTTCTCCACCGGCCGCGGCATCGCGAGCGCCGACAACGCCAGCGAAACGCACCCGCCCGGGCAGCCGTTCCGGATGCGGTCCATCTCCGGTATCGGCTCGATGGCTGGTGGCGCCTCGCCGGCGAACCCGACGACGATGCTCGCCGCCGGGGGAGCGCTGGACCGGACCGCGTCGACCGGGGCGTGGACCATCCTGACGTTCCACGAGATCGTCTCGGGCACTGCGACCACCACGAACCAGTGCAGCGTCGCGGACTTCAACTCGATCATGGACGGGATCGCGGCCCGCGGCCTCAAGGTCCTGCCCGTCTCCGACATCTACCGCTACGACTAACGGAGGTGTCATGGCAGACAACCTCACCAATACCGCCGAGAACCGGGCCGTCGACTGGCTGTTCGGCACGGCGACCACGGCGCCGACGCTGCCACTGAAGATGGCCCTCGTCACCGCAGCCGGCTCCGACGCCGCCGCTGGCACCGAGGTCACCGGCGGCTCCTACGCGCGGAAGAACATCACCGTCGCCGCCGCCGTCAACGGCTCCGTCTCCAACTCGGCCGACCTGAGTTTCACCGGCATGCCGGCCTGCACGGTCGTCGGCTGGGAGATCTGGGACTCTGCGGGCACACCAGTGCGCTGGTCCTACGGTCCGTTCGACGCCCCGAAGACCGTCGCCGCCGGGGACGAGTTCAAGGTCGCCGCCGGGGGCTGGACGTTCACCGCGTCGTAGAGGGGACAGCAGCATGCCCAGCCTGTCCACCCTCGTAGACAACTTCAACAGCGGAACGCTCGGCGCCAACTGGGGCAACTCCTACGGCGGTACCGCGGTCGCCGCCGGGCGGGCCCGCGTCCCGTGCACCACCGGATACGCCGGCTGCCAGACCGCCTACGCGTGGACCCTCGCCGGGGCCACCCTCTTCGTGCAGATGCCCACCACCCCGTCGGCGGCCGGCGCCACCGCCGAGGCCTACGCGGCCGTCATGGTGCAAGGCAACATCGAAGGCACCCGCGTTGGCTTCAGCGTCAACAAAGTCACCAACGTCCTGCGAATGGTGTCCGAGACGGACTACTGGGACGACAACGCGGTCACCCTCACCTACAGCGCGACCACGCACGCGTTCCTGCGGCTGCGCGAAGACGGCACCAACCTGTACTGGGACACGTCGCCCGACGGCAGCACCTGGACCAACCGCCGCACCCTCGCCACCCCCGCCTGGATCGCGACGAACATCGACACGTGCGCCCTCGACATGTCCGCCCATCGCGACGCCGGAACCGGCGACTACGCCGAATTCGACCTGGTCAACACGCTCAACAACGGCGCCGTCCACACCGCCACCGGCAACGCCACCATGGACTCCAATGCGACGGCCAGCGGGCAGCGTACCGCTGTCGCCACCGGCTCCGGCCAGCTCGACATCGACACAGCCGCCGCAGCGAGCGCCGTGTACTACGCCACCGGCAACGGCAGCCTCGACACCGACGCGACAGCGACCGCCACGGGCACCAGCAGCCTCAGCGACGTCGACTTCACCATCGGCAGACCCTCGGCCGGATGGGTGGTGAGCATCCCGTGGAGATAGCAGCCACATCCACCGAGTACGTCCGCGTCACCGCCACCTCGCGAGCCGCTGGCAGCTCCGTCAATCCGGCGGCGCCACCCAAGTTCGCCTTCCTGCCCGCTTCGTCGAGCGAGAACCCGACGGTGGAGGATTGGCTGGCGGGGGAGTGGAGTGTGCCGCACGCGCGAATTCTGGTGGGCCCATCGGGTGGGGCGGTCGTGTTGGAGCCGGGCGAGTACCGAGTGTGGCTGACGTGGGCCGCCGGCACGGAGGTGCCCGTGTACCGCACTGGAACGATCACCGTCTACTAGGGAGACCGCCATGCCCACCAGCATCGCCGAGGGCAAGGACTGGTCCCTCCGCCTCTTCGAGCAGCACAAGCCCGACACCGTCTGCGACGTCGGGCCTGGTGAAGGCACCTACGCCAAGCTGTTCCGGCCCGCCCACCGGGGCATCTGGTGGACCGCGATCGAGATCCACAAGCCGTACATCCGGCGCTACGGGCTGAAGTCCACCAAGACGCGGACCATGTACGACGAGATCCACAACCTCGACGCCCGCGTCGCACCCGAGCACCTCTTCCACCGAGACCTCGTGATCTTCGGCGACGTCCTCGAACACATGGCCCGCGGCGACGCCGTCGACCTCCTGCGCAAGGCGGAGGCGGCCGGGGCGTGGAACATCCTCGTCAGCCTGCCCATCGTCGAAGCGCCGCAAGGCGAAGTCGACGGCAACCCGCATGAGGAGCACCTGCACCACTGGGACGCCGCCGACATGGACTCCGTCCTCGCCGAACTCGGCGGGAACGTCCAGTCGATGCGGGGCGAAACGCTCGGCGTGTGGTGGTGGAGTCGGCGCGCATGAGCGGCGGCTGGCAGGGCTCGAACCGCAAGGCCCGACTGCCGTCCGGCTGGGCGAAGATCCGGGCCCGCATCCTCAAACGCGACCCGATCTGCAAGCTGTGCGGAGTACGGCCCTCGACGCACTGCGACCACATCGTGGCCAAGGCCGACGACCACAGCGAGCAAGGACTCCAAGGCGTCTGCGGCCCATGCCACGACCAGAAGTCCAGCGCCGAGGGGAACGAAGCCCAGCGCAACAACCCCCCGCCCGGACGAACACGGCCCCCCGAACAACATCCCGGGCTGAGGTGAATCCGTGCCCCGCTACCTGATCGTCCACCCCCGGGATCAGCGCAGGGATGACGTCTTCATCGAGGACCCCCACCTCACCCTCCGCTTCGATGCCGGTTGGGCCGTACTCGAAGACGCCAACGGTGTCTGCCTCGCCATACCCAGCGGGCAAGGAGCCCACATCGAACGGGTAGACGTACAGGAGCCCGCGCCGCAAGAGGAGTGATCCACTGTGGCCAGCAAGGGACGAGGCAACGCATCCACACTGCGCAGGTACTGGAGCACAGGGCCAGGCGCAGCCAAGATCCGATGGGGTACACCCGGCGACTGGACCAGGTGCACACGCCAGCTGCACAAGTACATGGGAGCCAGGGCCAAGGGCTACTGCCAGCTACTCCACATCCGCAACACGGGAGTAGGCACAGGCAGCAGGGCCAACGTCGGCAAGCGCAGGCGGTAGGCAGCCGGCCACCCGAGGGGTACAGGGGAGGCAGGCATGGAGGTCTCCCAAGTGCGGCAGCGTGTGCAGGCCATAGCCGATGCAGCACCTGACTACGAGGCGCAACACGGCCTCGAAGACGGCCTCTTCGCTGAGGTGCTCGCGAGCATCGCGACGACGTCGACCGACCCACAGGCGAAGGCCCTGGCCGGCGCCGCGCTGGCGTCGAGGGAGCTCGGCTTCGAGCGGCACTGCGCATGATCACCCTGGGGGGAGATCCCCCTCCCCGCGATCTTCAGGGATCGGGGCCGTATAGCACCTGACATCGCCCCCGGGTTTCCAAGGCCGCTGACCTGCGGGTATGTCCATCAGGTCTAGTCCACCTGGCCTGTGCTGGACGGTATCAGGACGGTTACGGTGCAGGTCAGAAGCCTGTAGCCGTAACGCGGAGCCTGTACGATGGGGCTCATGACCACCGCTCCCGTCGCCGGCCGCACCGAGTGCGAGCACTGCGCCGGCCCGCTGCCGCTGATGGCCCGGGCGGATGCGCGCTACTGCTCGTCGCCGTGTCGGCAGGCCGCGTACCGGGAGCGTCGCCGCGCGGACCGTGAGCGGGTAACGCTCGAGCAGGCCGCGCGCGTGCCGGTCGAGTTGACGACGCGTCCGCGGTGGGTTCGGTACTCGTCGCGGAAGGTGCCGCTGCGCGTCGACGGCCGGTTCGCCGCCGTGGACAACCCGTCGACGTGGTCGGACTTCCCGACTGCGGCCAGGGCCACGGCCGGCGAGGGTGTCGGCTTCGTACTGACGGCCGGTGACGGGATCGTCGTCGTCGACCTGGACCACGCGGTCGAGGATGGCCGTGTCCTGCCGTGGGCGCAGCGGATCGTGGGCGCCCTGCCGGCGACGTACATGGAGCGAGGCCGATCCGGTTCGGGCCTGCACCTGTGGTTCCGCGGCGCGGTGCCGTCCGGTCGCCGTATCCGTCGCGACGAGGTGGCGGTCGAGGTGTACTCGGATCGCCGGTACATCATCGTCGGCGACCGCGTGAGCGGGACGCCTCTTGAGCTTGCCGAGCTGCGTGATGCGGCCGGTGTGATTGCCTCGCTGGTCTGACGCCCTGGTGGCGCCCGGGCGGGGCTCGTTCTCCCGCCCCTGCGCGCCCTGGTGGCGCGCCTTGACCCTGGAGGTCGCTATGGGCGCTCGTGGACCTATCGGTAAGCGCTCTGAGGAGCGCATGGGTCACCGCTCGAAGGAAGAGAAGGACTCGATCACCAAGGCTCCTTCGGGGGCCCCGACCGACCTGCCGGATTTGCCGGAGCCGGATCCGCTGTGGCATCCGATCGCCACCGACTGGTACTTGTCCCTGCGCGAGTCGGGCCAGGCGCAGTTCTACGAGCCGTCGGACTGGGCGATGGCCCGGTATGCCGCGGAGTTGATGTCGCGCGGTCTGTCGTCGGACCGTCCGCCGAACGGCCAGTACGTGGCGGCGCTGAACAGCGTGATGACGAGCCTGCTGACGACGGAAGGCGACCGTCGCCGGGCGCGGATGGAGCTGGAGCGGAAGCCTGCGGGGCCGCAGTTGGCGTCGGTGAGTCCGCTGGATTCGTACCGTGACATCGCAGGTGGCTGACGGGCAGGTCCCTGAGGTCGTCGAACCCTTCACGATTGGCCCGACGTGGAAGCGCGGCCCGGACGGTCGGTTCGTTCTCCCCGAGTACACGCTGGGCTGGCACTGCCTGATCTGGACGAAGACGTACCTGCAGCAGTACGCCGGTAAGGCTTGGCAGTACACGGCCGAGCAGGCGCGTTTGACCCTGTGGTGGTACGCGATGGATCCGGCGACGAACCGGTTCCTGTGGCGGGACGGCGTGATCCAGCGGCTGAAGGGCTGGGGCAAGGATCCGCTGATCGCGACGTGGTCCGCGTTCGAGTTCGTCGGTCCGTGCCGCTTCGGCCAGGTCGCCGACGAGGGCAACGAGTGGGGCGTCCCGGCCGGCCAGCCGCTGGGGGTGCAGCATCCGGCGGCGTGGGTGCAGATCGCGGCGGTGTCGCAGGATCAGACGCGGAACACGATGACGCTGTTCCCGTCGATCCTGTCGAAGCGGGCGATCGAGGAGTACCGGATCGACCTCGGCAAGGAGATCATCTACGCCGACAAGGGGCGGGCCCGCATTGAGGCGGTCACTTCGTCGCCGCGAGCCCTGGAGGGCGGTCGGCCGACGGCCGTCAACCTGGGGGAGACGCACCACTGGCTGGAGTCGAACCAGGGCCACGAGATGGCCGCGGTGATCGAGCGCAACGCCACCAAGAGCGCGGACGGCCAGTCGAGAACTCTGGCGAACACGAACGCCTACGAGCCGGGCGAGGACAGTGTCGCCGAGCGCACCCGGGAGGCGTTCGAGTCGGCTGAGGCCGGCCGAGTGGTGGACACGGGCCTGTTCTACGACTCGCTGGAGGCTCCGGCTGAGGCGAAGCTCACCGAGGAGTGGATCGTCCCGACCTTGAAGGCGGTCCGCGGGGATTCGACCTGGCTGGACATCGACCGGTTGAAGGCGTCCATCCTCGACGTCCGCAACCCGCCGAGCCGGTCCAGGCGCTTCTGGTTCAACCAGATCGTTGCCGCGGAGGACGCGTTCCTCGCGCCGTATGAGTGGGACGCCTGCCGCCGAGAAGAAGCCGCACTGCAGCAGGGCGACGAGATCGTCTTGTTCTTCGATGGCTCCAAGAGCGATGACGCCACGGGCCTGGCGGCTTGCCGCATGTCGGACGGCTTCGTTACCGCCCTCGGAGTCTGGCAGAGGCCGGCGAACTGGCCGGGGGATGTGCCGTGGCGGGTGCCGCGCGAGGAGGTCGACGGCACGGTGGATCAGGTGTTCGCGGACTACCGGCCGATTGCGTTCTTCGCCGACCCGGGCGCCGGCCATGACGACGCGGACGGCGAGCGCTACTGGGACGGCTACATCGACGCGTGGGCGCAGCGCTACGGCAACAAGCTGAAGCTGAAGGCGGTGACGGGTGGCGCGAACCGGCATGCGGTGCTGTGGGACATGCGTGACCGGCGGCGTCAGCAGGCGTTCACAGAGGCCGTCGACCGCTTCTACCGGGACGTGCTGGAGCGGCAACTCTTCCACGATGGGCATCGGATGCTGCGGCAGCACGTGGCGAACGCCCGGCGGCGCACCAACGCGTGGGGCTACACGATCGGCAAGGAGCACCGCGAGTCGGCCCGCAAGGTCGACCTCGCGGTCTGTGCGATCGGGGCACGGATGCTGCGCCGGATGATGTTGAACTCGACGGCGTGGGCGAAGCGCGGCACGCCAGGCAAGGGGAGGGTGGTGGTGCTTCGATGACTGCGACCATCCCCGAGCTGCCGCTTCTGTCGCTGTCGGGCGACGAGGCACAGCTGCTGACGGCGCTGCGCACGGATCTGCTGTCGCAGCGGTTCAAGCTGGAGCTGCTCGACGCCTATTTCAACGGCGAGCAGCTTGTCCGTGACCTTGGCATTTCGATTCCGCCGCAGCTCAAGGGGCTCCACACGGTGATCGGCTGGCCGCGCATCGGTGTCGAGTCGCTGGAGCAGCGTCTCGACCTGGAGGCGTTCCGCTGGGCGGACGGTACGGACCCGTCCGATCTGGAGGAGATCGCCGAGTCGAACGACCTGTACGACGAGGCGTCGTTGGCGCACCTGGATGCTCTCACCTATGGCCGCGAGTACGTGGCGGTCGGCTCGGGTGAGGCGGGCGACCCGCCGCTGATCACGTTCGAGTCGCCGCTGGACATGACGATGTTCTGGGATGCCCGGCTGCGGCTGGCGACGGCGGCTCTGCGCGAGTCTGTCGAGGACGGGGTGCGGATCGCCACCCTGTATCTGCCGGACCAGACGGTGTACGCGGCCGAAGTGGATGGCGGCTGGGAGGTCTTTGACCGGGACATCCACAACCTGGGCATGGTGCCGGTGCTGCGGATGGCGAACCGGCAGCGCACCGCGGACCGCATCGGCAAGTCGGAGATCACGCCCGAGGTCATGTCGATCACGGATGCGGCGTGCCGACGGCTGATGGGCATCGAGGTGGGCGCCGAGTTTTTCCAGGCGCCGCAGCGCTACATCCTGGGGGTGTCGGAGAGTGCCTTCCAGGACGCGGAGGGCAACGCCAAGTCGGCCTGGGAGACGTACATCGGCCGCGTGCTGGCGCTGGAGCGGGACGAGAACGGGGAAGTGCCCACGGTCGGGCAGTTCGCGGCCCACGATCCGTCTGGGCAGACGAAAATCATCGACCTCTACGCCCGCATCATGGCGTCGCAGCTGTCGGTGGCCCCGCACGTGCTCGGCTACACCAGCGACAACCCGGCGAGCGCGGACGCGATCCGTTTCGCCGACAACGGCCAGATCAAGAAGGCGGAGCGGCGCATCAGGCGCTTCTCGGCGACACACCGGGACGCGATGAGGTTGGCGCTCTGGTTCCGCGATGGGGAGCCGCCAGACAAGTCGCGCCGCATCGAGTGCGTCTGGCGCAACCCCGCTACGCCGACGGTCGCGGCCCAGGCCGACGCCGCGGTGAAGCTCGTCCAGGCGGGCATCCTGCCGGCCGACGGTGACGTCGTGCTGGAGATGGCGGGCCTGAGTGAGGATCAGCGGCGCCGGGTTGCGGCCGAGCGGCGCCGGGCGCAGGGCAATGCGCTGCTGCAGCGGCTGACGCAGGCCGCGGACGGCGGGCCCGAGACGCCGGAGGCTGAGGAGCCCGATGGAGACGAGGATCTCTGACGACAGTGGCGCCGCCGCCCGGGACCGGCGGGCGCAGGCCGCGGTGATCGCCCTGCTGCTGCGGGACATGCGCACCTTGCGGCGGCTGATCGCCCCCGTGCGGTTGCGGGAGACGGTGCCGGACTGGATTGCCGCGGTGAGGTCCCTGGTGGACCAGTACGGCGCGGCCTCGTCCTCGCTGGCCGCTGCCGCCTACGAGGAGCAGCGCGAGGCGGCCGGTATCCGCAGCCGCTACTCGGCAGAGCCTGCCTCGGCGCCGCCGGACGAGCAGGTCGAGGCGTCGCTGCGGTGGGCCGTTGCAGATCTGTGGGGCGGCGGCGATCTGGAGACGGCTCAGTCGAAGGCGGAGGGCGCCGCGCAGAAACTGGTCCTGGACCAGGGGCGCGAGACGCTGCGGCAGGCGGTGCGGCAGGACCGTGACGCTGTCGCCTACGCACGGGCCGCCGCGCTCGGGGCCTGCTCGTTTTGCAAGCTCATGGCGTCACGAGGGGCCGTCTACAAGACGGCAGGAACGGCAGGCCGGGAGGCCAACGACCTCTTCTCCGGCGACGCCAGCGTCGTGAAGTTTCACGACAACTGCCACTGCACGATCATCCCGGTGTTCCGCGGCCAGCGCTTCGAGCTGTCTGAGCACGCGGCGAGGTGGGACCGGCTGTACCGCGAGTACGCCCAGGGCCACCCGGGCGAGCAGCTCCGCCTGTTCCGGCGGGCTCTTGCCGAGCACGACCGGCACCCGCTGCCGGCCGCGCACTGACCAACCCTTTCGGCTGCCCTGGTGGCGGCCTTTCTCAGCCCCTGGAGGGCCAACTAGCCATGCCCGAGAACGAGGAGACGGCCGAGCAGGTCGAGACGGAGCCGCAGCAGTCCGAGGCCGCCCCGGAGGCGGAGCAGGACCCGGCGGACCCGTGGGCGGACCCCGCCAAGGCCCGCAAGGAGATCGAGAAGCTCCGCAAGGAGTCCGCCAGCTGGCGCACGAAGTACCAGGAGACCAAGCCTCTGGCGCAGAAGGCGCAGGAGCTGGAGGACGCGAAGAAGACGGAGCAGGAGCGGCTCACCGAGCAGCTCACGGCCGTCGAGCAGCGCATGCAGTCCTTCCGGCAGCGCGCCGTGCGCTCCGAGGTGAAGGCGCTGGCGGCATCGGAGTTCGCCGACCCGGAGGACGCGCACGCGTTCCTCGACCTCAACTCCTACGTGGACGACGACGGCGACGTCGACACGGCGGCGATCCAGCAGGACCTGAAGGAGCTGCTGAAGCGCAAGCCGCACCTCGCCAAGCCGGCCGATACCTCGCCGCGGGCGCCGAAGGCGGACCGCACGCAGGGCTCCTCGGGCAACGGCAACCGAACCCCCAACGATCCGGCGGCTGTGTTCGCCGACTTCATGACCCAGGGCCTCGCACGGGGCCGCTGAGAAAGGTAGCCCCCGATGGCAGCCACGAATCCGATCAAGCTGTCCACCGTCGACCCGATCTTCCTTCCGGAGACGCTGGTCGGCCCGATCTTCGAGAAGTCCGTCGAGGGCTCCGCGGTCATGAGCCTGGCCCGCCGGGTGCCGCTGTCGATGACGGCGAACACCGCGGTACCGGTGCCGCTCGACGTGCCGACCGCGGACTGGGTGTCTGAGGGTGGCCGCAAGCCGCTCAGCTCGGGCGGTGTCGAGGTCAAGCAGATGAGCGGCAAGAAGATCGCCGTGTTGATCCCGGTCAGCATGGAGGTCGCCCAGTCCAACGCGGCCGGCCTGTGGACGCAGCTCCAGCGCGATCTGCCGACGGCGTTCGCGCGGGCCTTCGACATGGCCACGATCCACGGCAAGAACATGAAGGGCGGTACCGGTCCGTTCGCCGACTACTTCGCCATGACGTCGAAGGCGGTGTCGCTGGGCACGACGGCGCAGAACCAGGGCGGCATCTGGGGCGACTTCGTCTCCGGCATGGAAGAGATCATCGACGACGACTGGGACTACACCGGTACCGTCGCCGACAACCGGCTGAAGCCGAAGCTCCTGGCTGCGACGTCCACCACGGGCGAGCCGCTGTTCGTGGCGACCCGCCAGCCCGGCGCCGGCACCGGTGCGGCCCTGCAGGGTGAGCTGATCGGCGAGCCGATCGCCTACTCCCGCAGCGTCTCGGGCAAGCTGCGCCGACAGTCCACCTCGGCGGACTCGGGTCTGCGCGCGATCGGCGGGGACTTCTCACAGGCCGCATACGGCGTGGGCATGGACATCTCGGTGAAGCTGTCGCGTGAGGCGACGTACATCGACGAGGACGGCGGTGTGCACAGCGCCTTCCAGGAGAACCTGGTGCTGCTCCTCGCGGAGGCCTACTACGGCTTCGTCCTGGGCGACGCGGAGGCGTTCGTCAAGTTCACCGGCACGCCGAGCGGTTCCTGATGGGGGCGGTCCCGGCTTCCGCGCCGGGCGGGACCGCGCTCAGCATCGTGGCCCGCGTTCACGCGATGCCGCCGGAGCACAACGCGGGCGCCGAGCACATGCTCGTGTCCATGCTGCGGCCCCTGGTGGAGCGCGGGCACGACGTGTCCGTGTGGCTGTCCCGGTACGGCAAGGCCAGCAAGGTCTACGAGTACCGGGGCATCCGCGTGGTGCCGCTGGAGGCCCGCCTCGACTTCCCCACAGCGGTCCGCAAGGCGCACGTGCTCATCTCGCACCTGGAGTGCGTGCCTCACACGGCCGCCCTGGCTCGCGGCTACAGCAAGCCGGTGGTGGTGCTCTGCCACAACACGCACCGGCCCACGTTCCGGGACGCCGCCGCTGGTGGCACCGCGCTGGCGGTCTACAACAGCCGATGGATGGAGCGGGAGGCGGAGTTGTTCTTCGCCGAGTACCCGAAGTCCGTCCGCCCTGCCTCGTCGCTGATCATGCGCCCTCCGGTGTTCGCCAGCGACTACGCGACGAGGCCGGGCAATGCGATCACGTTGGTCAACTGCAACCCGGAGAAGGGCGGCAAGGTGCTCGACGCGCTGGCCCGCCGTATGCCGGACCAGCAGTTCATCGCTGTCCGCGGCGCCTACGGGGAGCAGATCCTCCCTGACCTGCCGAACGTCGAGGTCGTCGAGCACGTGCGCGGCGAGGACATGCGGGCCAAGGTGTACGGCCGCACGAAGGTGCTGCTGATGCCGTCCTCGTATGAGTCGTGGGGCAGGGCTGGCGTCGAGGCGCTCGCCTCCGGCATCCCCGTCGTGGCCCATCCCACCCCGGGTCTGTGCGAGTCGCTCGGTGAGGCCGGGGTGTTCGTCGACCGCAACGACGTGGCCGGCTACGAGGCGGTGCTGCGCAAGCTCCTCGCGCCCGCGGAGTACCGGCTGGCGTCGAAGCGGGCGAGGGCCAGGTCTGCCGAGCTGGATCCGACCGCTGAACTGGCTGCGTGGTGTGACGCCGTGGAGGCCCTGGCCTAGGAGGTCACTGTGACGTTCGTGGCACCGACAGCGGAGCAGCTCGGCCTGTACCTCGGACTCCCCGAGATCGACGGCAACCGGGCAGATCTGCTGATTCAGCAGGCGGTCGCCCTGTGCGAGACGGTGGTGAAGCCGCTCCCCGACCAGGCCACCGCCGTAGTGCTGTCGGCTGCCGGCCGGGCCTACGTCAACCCGCAGCAGGTGTCCTACGAGACGATCGGCCCCATGTCGGTACAACGCCCGTCCGGCTCGGGCGGCCTGTACCTGACGCGGGCCGACAAGGCCGCCCTGAAGAGCGCAGCCGGCCGCGGCGGCGCGTTCACCGTGGACCCGACCCCGGCCGCGGCGGATCCGTCGCCGACCTACCCGGTCGACGACGACTACGGGCCGCCGCTGGAGTACGAACCCGGCTGGGGGTGGGTGTAGATGCCCGCCCCGTATCCGTTCGGGGAGACGGTGCGGATCGTGCGCACCGGTCCTTCGCCCGGGCGGGATCCTCGCGGGCAGCCGCTACCGGGCCCGGATGAGTCGTTCGACGTTCCGGGCTGCGTGGTCGCCCCGCGGGAGTCGGTACCAACCGTGGGCGGTTCGGAGCAGCAGGGCCGGGACACGGTCATCGTCGGCTGGACCGTTTACGCCCCCGCCGGGACGCAGATCCGCACCACCGACAGGGCTCGCATCCGGGGCGTGGTCTGCGAGATCACGGGGGAGCCCGGCGACTGGGGCCGCAACCCCTTCACCGGGCTCCGTGGTGTGGTGCAGTTCGCGGCGGACCGGGTGACCGGCTAGCCGCGGGCCTGCTCGACGGCGGCGATCAGCTTCTCGGCGGCGTCGTTGCTCTTGCGCGGGATGGACAGGCTGTACGGGTCCTCATACGGCGGCCTGCCGCCACCGAACGAGCCGGTGGGCTTCTCCGGGGCGGGCTGACTGTCCGGCATGAGGAACTGCACGTAGCCGTGGAACAGCCGGTTGCCCGGCTTGAAGCGGCTGCCGGTCACGTCCGCGGCCCTGATCCGCACCGGTGCCGGCTTCGGCCCGAGCGGCGTCTTCGTGATGGTGACCCATTCGCCATCGAAGCTGATGCGGCCGAGCACGCCTTTGACGTCCATACGCCCCCCTTGAGTGTGAGGAGTTGAGGGTATGGCAGCCCGGTTCAAGATGAAGCGGAAAGGCGTGGGCCAGCTCCTGAAGTCGGAGATGATCCGGGCCGACCTGGTACGCCGCGCCGAAAACATCAAGGCGTCTGCGGTCGCCCTCTCACCGGTCGGCAACTCAGGCGACCCGCACCCGGGCCAGTACAAGGGCGCCTGGGAAGTCGCCAGCACCCGGAGGGGCGGCCGGCGCCGTGACCGTGCGGTGGCTTACGTGCGGAACCCGACGTACTACGCCCGGTGGGTGGAGTACGGCACCGAGCGGGTCCCCGCGCACCACGTCCTGCTGCGGGCGGCTGCCACGGGTGGCGACTGATGGCCGCCGTCGGTTCGGTCGACGTCGAGCTGGAGGTCATCGTGTGGCTGCGCGCCCGCCTCGACCCCGATGTCGTCGTCCGCGACGAGACGGACAACAACCTCCTCAATGAGCTACCCACGGTGCAGGTGCAGCGGATCCCGTCGGGCGGCGATGACGGGATCCGCCTCGACCGGGCCTTCATCGACATCGACGTGTACGCCGCGACGCGCGCCGAGGCGATCGCCCTGTCAGCAACAATCCGCGGCCTGCTACTGACCGAGCTGCGCGGCACCTCAACGGAGGCGGCCGTGTTCAGCCGGGTGGGCACGATCAGCGCCCCTGGGGTGCGCCCCTATGAGAACACCGCCCTGCGACGTGTCGGGGCGGTCTACGAGATCCACAGTCACCCGGTCTCCTGACCGGCTGGGCCCGCGCCGGACCCTGTAATCCGACCCCGCCTGCCGCGGGGTCTTCGCATGTCTGGAGACCCTTCATGGTTTCGATCACCCGCGCGGCGGACCTTCTGGAAGTCGGCGCGAACGGCGGCGGCTGGGTCGCCCCCCTCGGCAGCACCTCGCCCGGAGACCCCGCCATCCAGCCGGCCTCGCCGTGGCTGCCGCTCGGCGCCATCTCCGACGACGGTCTGGTGCAGGGCTTCGAGGAGGACACCCAGTCCTTCACCCCCTGGGGCTACACCGCCCCGATCCGCACCACCATCACGTCCAGCCTGCGCACGTTCGGGCTGACGGTGTGGGAGACCGGCCGCACCACGGTGCAGTCGCTGCAGTACCGCATCGACAGCGCCGACCTCGCTCCCACGTCGGGCCTGACGACGTTCGCGGAGACCGCCTCCCCGGTGCCGGACCGCAGGGCGTTCTGGTTCGTCGTCCTCGACGGCGACAACTTCCAGCGCGGCTTCTACGTCCCCGAGGGCGAGATCACCGAGCGCTCGGACGTCACCCACAAGCAGGACGAGATCGCCGGCTTCGAGTGGACGATCACCGCCTACCCGGACGTCAGCGGCAACACCGTCTACCACTTCGACCGCGTCCCGGAGACCGAGGCGTACACCGGGTCCTGAGCCGGTGGACGGGCCGTCACCCTGGCGCGGGCCCGGCCCGTCCACCTCCTAAACACTTCCTAATCGAGCCCGCGCCCTGCACAGAAGGAGGCCCGCGCCATGCCCGCCACCAAGGACCAGATCGAAGCCGCCCGCGCCCAGGAAGCCGAGGCCGACGAGCAGGAGTACGTCACAGTGCCCCTCGCCGGACACGACGGCGTCACCAAGGACGTCCGCTGCGTGCCCGCCGGACGCTGGCGGGCCTCGACGATCCGCGCCCTCAACTCCGGCGAGATCGACACCTTCATGGAGATCAACCTCCACCCGGACGACTTCGAGATCTTCGAGGAACTCGACCCGACCATGGATGGCTTTGGCAAGTTCGTGGCGGACGCCAGCAGGATCAGCGGTGAGGCCCTGGGGAAATCCAGTGGACCTTCGCGGTCCTCACGCAGCACGCGGAAGCGGTAGAGGCCGACCTGCTCGAGCGGGGCATCGACGTCCTCGACGTCCACCGTGGGCGCATGTCGTGGCGGCGTCTGCGGATCCTGATCCAGCACCTGCCGCCTGAGTCCGCGACGTGGACTGCGCTGCGCAATGCCACGGATCCGGAAGAGCTCGCCGGGCAGGCCGAGGGCGGCGAGCCAGAGAAGGCCCGTTGGTCCCAGCTCGAGCAACTCGTGGCCGTCGTGGCGGACCGGGTGGCACGCCTGGAGTGGGTGCTGCTCTGCGTGAACATCGAGAAGAAGAGCAAGCGTCCGGATCCGCCTGAGCCGATCCGCCGCCCCGGCGCTGCGCCGCGCAAGGCGAAGCCGAAGCTCAACGAGAACAGCGCCAACCGGCTGTTCCAGCTCATTCAGGGGGGCGCCGAGTAGCGCCACGGAGGAGGTGCCGTGGCCGCCATCAGCGTGGGTTCCGTCGAGGTCGACGTCGTCCCCAACACTCAGGGGATCCGGGCCCGTCTCCAGGGCGCCCTTGTGCCTGCCGCGGACGAGGTGGGCGAGGAGGTCGGCCGGATCATCGGCCGGCACGTCTCCACTCAGGTCGCGCAGGCCATCCGCGACGGCGTCACCAACGGCGGGCGTACTGCGCAAGCGCCCGCGGCACGCCAGGGCCAGGCGACGGGCAGCACGTTCGCCCGGTCGCTGCGCACCACCCTCGAAGCGGCCCTGCGCAACCTGCCCGAGGTCCGGCTGCACGCCAACAGCACGGACGCCCAGCGGGAGATCTACAACATCCGCCGGCAGCTGCAGACGCTGCAGGATTCGCGGATCGGCATCGACATCAGCTCCGCTGACGCGGTCGCCGCCATCAACCACCTGCAGCAGCGTCTCCAGCGGCTGTCGGCGTCGGATGCCGACGTGGCGATCCGGGTCGACGCCGCGAGCGCGGCCACGACGCTCGCGGCGATCCAGGCTCAGGTGAACCGCCTGGACGGGCAGACCGCCAATGTCGATGTCGACACCAGGTCGGCGGCGGCGAACCTGAATCTGCTGTCGACGGCGGCGATCACGTTCGGCCCGGCCATCATCCCGGCCCTGCCGGTGGTCGCCGCCGGGCTGGGAGCGATCGCCGCTGCGGCGTCGGCTGCCGCCGTCGGCATCGGATCCATCGCTCTGGTCGCGGTACCGGCCTTCGCTCAGATGGGCAAGGTCATGCAGGCGCAGAAGGCCGCCCAGGACGCGGCCACGAGCGCCACGATGCGGGGCGGACAGGCCGCATCTCAGGGCGCTCAGCGGGCGCTGCAGATGGCCTCCGCTCAGCAGTCCCTGGCGTCCGCGCACCGGAACGCAGCACGGCAGATCCGGCAGGCCGAGCAGGGCGTCGCAGACGCGGTGCGCTCCGCCTCAGAGGCCAACCGGCGGGCCAAGCAGCAGCTCGCGGACGCCGTCCAGCAGGCCGCGGAACGTCAGCGGCAGGCCGCCGAGCAGGTGGCCCGGGCAGAGGAGACGCTGGCTGACGCGCAGCGTGACGCGCGGCAGGCGCAGCAGGACCTGAACCAGGCCCGTCGCGACGCGGCGCAGGAACTCGCCGACCTGGAGACCCGCCTCACCAACGCGCAACTGTCTGAGCGGGACGCGGTTCTGTCGGTCGAGGAGGCCCGGCAGCGGCTGGCCGCGGTGCAGGCGTCCGGGTCGAAGGCGTCCCTGCTGGAGCAGCAGCGTGCGCAGCTCGCCTACGACCAGGCCCTGCAGCGCCTGGCGGAGCAGCAGGCCGAGACGAAGAGCCTGACCAACCAGAAGAAGGCCGCCGACAAGGCTGGCGTCGAAGGCTCCAAGACGGTCCAGGACGCGCAGGAGCGTCTCCGGCAGGCCGACAAGGCGGTCGCGGACCAGCAGAAGGAGCTCGCCCAGGCGCGGCAGGACGCGGCTCGCCAGCAGGTCGAAGCCCAGCAGGCCGTCGCCGAGGCGCAGCGCAACGTCGCCCGCACCCAGGAGGACGGGGCCCGCTCCGTGGCCCGAGCTCAGGAGCAGCTCGCAGAGGCACAGCAGTCGGCTGCGGATTCGATCGCGTCAGCCCAGCGCCAGATTGCCTCCGCGTCGCTTCAGGCGGCCGGGGGCGTGGATCAGGCTGCCATCGCGCAGGCCAAGTACCAGGCCGAGCTGGCGAAGCTGACGCCGGCCGCCCGGGAGACGTTCAACGCGTTCCTTGGTCTGCGTACCGCCTTCTCGGCATGGTCGAAGGCGCTGCAGCCCGCCGTGATGCCGATCTTCACGCGCGCGCTGATGGGACTAAAGAGCAGCCTTCCCGGCCTGACTCCGTTCGTCCTGGAGGCAGCTGACGCCATCAAGAGGCTCCAGGACCGGGCCAGCGCCGGGTTCAAGTCGCCCTGGTGGAAGACCTTCAAGACGGACCTGCAGGGCTCCATCAAGCCCGCGATCGAGGGACTGGGCGTCTCCTTCGGCAACGTGTTCAAGGGCATGGCGGGCATCTTGCAGGCCTTCTTCCCGCACATGGACTCCATCTCGGAGCGCATGCAGCGGGTCACGAAGCGCTTCGCGGACTGGGGTACCAGCCTGAAGGGCAGCCCGGCCTTCGAGCGGTTCTTGTCGTACTCCTCGGAGCACGGGCCGCTCGTCGCCGAGACCCTCGGAAAGATCGCCAAGGCGTTCCTTGACCTCGGCCAAGCCCTGGCGCCGGTTTCCGGCCCGCTGCTTGAGATCCTCGGCAAGATGGCCGAGGGCGTCAGCTCGCTGGCCACCCACGTGCCTGAGCTGGTCATCGGCCTGTGGGGGCTGTGGGCGGCCACCCGCGCCTGGCGGCTGGCCATGATCCTCGTCAACGCGGCAATGGCCGCGTTCCAACTGATCAGCATGGCGGGGCCGTGGGGCTGGATCGCCCTCGCCATTGCAGGCGTCGTCCTCGCGGTCATCTACCTCTACCGGCGCTTCGCCTGGTTCCGGGCTGCCGTGCAGACCGTCTGGTCGGCAATCAAGACGGGCGCCCTGTGGCTGTGGAACAACGCTCTCAAGCCGGCGTTCACCGCCATCTGGGGCGGCCTGCAGACCGTCGGCCGGTGGGCTATGTGGCTCTGGAACAACGCCATCAAGCCCGCCTTCAACGGCATCGTCTTCATTGGGAAGATCCTGCTCACCGCCCTGGTCACGATCGTCTTCCTGCCGCTGTATGCGGCGTTCAAGCTGATCGCCTGGGTGGCGATGTGGCTGTGGAAGAACGCGATCAAGCCTGCGTTCGAGGGCATCGCCTGGATCGCCAAGTGGCTCTGGACCAACGTCTTCCGGCCCACGTTCCAGTGGATCGGCGACAAGGCCAAGTGGCTGTGGAACAACGCCATCAAACCGGCCTGGGCGGGGATCCAGACTGGCGCCAAGTGGATGTGGGAGAAGGCCTTGCGGCCGGTCTTCCGCTTCATCTGGCAGGGCATGCAGGAGGTCGGCCGCTGGGGCAAGTGGCTGTGGCAGAACGCCATCAAACCTGCCTGGAACGGCATCGTGGCCGCGGGGAAGTGGGCGTGGGAGAAGGGCATCAAGCCCGTCTTCGAGCGCTTCAAGGAGATCGTCAAGAGCCTGAGAGGCGCGTTCGACACCGCGGTCAGCGGCATCCGAACGGCCTGGGACAAGATCAAGTCCATTTCGAGGAAGCCCGTCCAGTTCGTCGTCGACACCGTCTACAACAAGGGCATCGTCGCCGTCTGGAACAAGGTCGCCTCCGCGTTTGGGGCGCCCAAGCTGTCGACCTACAAGTTCGCCAGCGGTGGCGTGATGCCCGGCTACACGCCGGGCCGCGACGTCCACAAGTTCCTGTCCCCGACCGGTGGCCAGCTGGAGCTCAGCGGCGGCGAGGCCATCATGCGGCCGGAGTTCACCCGGGCGGTCGGCTCCGGGTTCGTCGGCTACTTCAACCGGATCGCCAAGTCCCGGGGTGCTCAGGGCGTCAAAGCCGCCCTGGCCCCCGTGCTCGGCGGCAACCCGGCCATGTCTACGGACCGCTCGCTCCGCTACGCCAACGGCGGCATGGTGCAGCGGTTCGCGGACGGCGGCATCTTCGGCTGGATCAAGAAGACCGCGAGCGCTGCGGTCGGCGCCGGCTCCGACGCCTGGAACCTGGTCAAGAAGGGTGCGTCCTGGCTCAGCGACACGCTCGAGGCGTCCGCTCGAGCGGGCGTGAAGAACGTGGTGAACCCGCTGCTGAACTCCTTCCCCGGCATGGACACCGGGTTCGGCAAGATGATCCGTCGCATCCCGACGAAAATCATCGACGCCCTGTTCGGCTACTCGGAGGAGGCCGACAAGCGGGGTGGTGGCGGCATCGGAGGCCCCCGCATCCAGGCGGCGCTGCGCTGGGCGAAGACCCAGAACGGCAAGCCCTACCAGTGGGCCGGCAACGGCGATCCGAGCTGGGACTGCTCCGGCTTCATGTCCGCCATCGAGTCCGTCATTCGAGGTCAGAAGCCGCATCGGCGCTGGGCGACGATGGCCTTCAACGGGAAGACCGCCCCGCCCGGATGGGTCTACCACGGCAACTCGCCCTTCCGGATCGGCATCACCAACAAGGGCGTCGGCCACACGGCAGGCACCCTCGGTAAGACGAAGGTGGAGAGCCGCGGCGGCGATGGCGTCGTCGTCGGGCCCCGGGCCCGCGGCTACAACGACCGCCTCTTCGGTAGCTGGTACGGCTTCAAGCCCGGCAGCTACGACTCCGGCGGTTACCTCCAGCCCGGGATGAACCTCGCCTACAACGGCACCGGTAGGCCGGAGCCGGTCTTCACGACGGCGCAGGCCAACGCACTAACCTCCCTGGCGGCCCGCGGCGGTTCAAACGGGCCGGCCTCCTTCGAGGGCGACCTCTACCTCGACTCGGGTGAGTTCCTCGGGAAGGTGCGCGGTGAGGCGCAGCAGGTGGTCATGGAACGGGACCGCATGGTGATGGCCGCTGGCCGTGGAGGGAGGAGGGCCTGATGCCGATCCCCGGGAACCTCCTCTCGGCGACGACGGAGACCATCGATCCGAACACGTCGGGCTGGACGTCGCACCTCAACTGCACGATCCTCATGGGTATCGGGGGCCGGACGGGCGGGGGCGGCTGCCTGTCCGTCCGGTCGGTGGCTGCGGGGGAGATGCAGGCCCGCACCGTCTCCTCCTACCCGATCACCTCCGGGGCGACGTACTACGCGTTCGCCGACACGGCTGGTGTGGTGGGGGAGCGGATCGGTATCCGCTGGATGTACGGGGCGATCCAGCTCGGCATCACCTGGTCGGTGCCGACCACGGGATCCTCGGCGAACTGGCATCGCGTGTCCGTCGCCGGGGTGGCCCCGTCGGGGGCGACACAGGCGCAGGTGCTGCTGTCGTCGACGGAGACCGCGGGGGCCGCCTCCCACTTCTGGGAGAACATCTACCTCGGGGCACCTCTCCGGACGATCGGAAACCTCTTCCCCTTCAACACCGAATCGTCCGAGGTGGACGCCTCGGGCTGGGCGCCGGTCGTCAACGCCTCGATCAGCCGGCAGACGCCGGTCATGGGCTGGGCGGTCGACAACTACCTCGCTGGCGGCCAGACCCTGGCGATGACCGCTATCGCCGCGGGCAACGCGTCCATCCTGGCGGTGGACCGGCCCACCGTCACCCCAGGTCAGGAGTACCTGGCCTACGCCTACCTGCAGCCGCCCACGGTGGCGTCGACGGCGTGGATCGAGCTGCGCTTCTACGACGTCAACGGCAACCAGATCCAGGCCACCCGTTCGGTGCTGGCGCCTCCCACCCCGGCGACCGGCATGTACCGGCAGCGGGTCTCCGCTACGGCGCCCGCGGGCGCAGCCACCTGCTCGCTCGCCGCCGGCCTCGACGGGGCGTCCGCGGGGCAGGTGCTGCGGCTGGAGACGGTCGTCATCACCGCGGCGCCCGAGCTGCAGTCCGGCACCGTCGTGCCGTATGCGGACGGCTCGTTCGAGCAGGGCGTGGCCGGGTGGACGGTGGCCAACGGCGTCGCCACGATCGCCCGCACCAGCCCGTGGGGCGTCAGCTACTTCGAGGGCGCCTACTCCCTGGCGATCACCTCCAGCACGGCCACCACCTCGACGATCCGATCCGCAAAGTTCCCGGTGATCGAGGGCGCGAACTGGCGGGCGCAGATCCTCGCCCACCCCTACGCGGGCTCATGGACGTCCGTGGTGGTGCGGGTCCGCTGGTACAACGCCGCCAACGTCGAGGTGGGCGTCAGCGGCGGCGTCTCCTACGGTGTGCCCGGCTCCGCCTGGTACGTCATGCCCTCGGACAGCATCGCCCCCGCCGGGGCCACGCAGGCGTCCATCGATCTGGTGGTCACCGCGGCGACCACGGCGAGCGTGCTGAACGTGGACCAGGTCGTCCTGTGGGAGGTGCTGCCGCAGACCGCGGTCGAGGCGCACTCCGACGGCGGCTACGCCACGCTGACGCTGCGCGAGCTGCCTCTCGACGACTTCACGATCACCGTGCACCGTGTCGCCGCGGACGGAACCCGCACTCTCGTGCGCGGACCGTCCGGCCTCATCGACCGGCAGCTCATCACGTCCGACCTGCTCGTCATCGAGGACCACGAAGCACCATTCGGGGTGCAGTACTACTACGCGATCACGGTCTACAACGCCAGCGGCGGCGTCCAGGTCACCCGCTCCTCGGGCCCCATCACGCTGACCCTGGCCGACATCAACACGGCCTGGCTGAAGGATCCCGGGAACCCTCAGCGCAACACCCTCGTCATGGTGCAGCGGGCCCCGGACTGGCAGCGCCCCATCGAGCAGTCCGCGTTCGTGGTGCGGGGCCGACGCAACAAGGTCGTGTTCAGCGGGAACCGGCAGGGCCTCGAAGGGGACCTCGCCATCTGGACCCGCTCGGACGAGGAACGGGCGGCCCTGCACCTGCTGCTCGACTCCGGCAACGTGCTGCTGTGGCAGGCCAGCCCCGGGCTCGGCGTCACCGACATGTACGTCAACGTCGGCCAGATCACCGAGACCCGCGTCAGCCCCCTCGCCCAAGAGCAGTGGCGGGCCTGGACGCTGCCGCTCACCGAAGCGGACATGCCGGTCAACCTGAGCGTCAACGGCGCCGCCGGCCGCACCTGGCAGGACGTCCTCACCGAGTTCACCACCTGGGCGGACCTTCAGGACGTGTACGCCACCTGGGAAGACGTACTCCTCGACCGGCGAACGGGGTGATGCGGTGTACCCCGTCTCCGCCCGGTTCCTGCCGCGGCTCGCCGAGGATCATCGGCCGCTCACGGAAGTGAAGCTGTTCCTGACGAACGGGGACGTCGTCGACCTCGAGCACACGGGCGGCAGCGTCACCGTCGACCGGGCGCAGGCCATCCGCCGCACCTGCACCGTCACCATCGCCGACCCGTCCCTCATCCCGCGCACACCCGCCGACCAGCTCGCCACCTACGGGGCGCGGCTGCGTATCTCCCGCGGGGTGGAGTACGGCAACCCCAACGACGCCGAGCTCGTGCCGCTCGGCGTGTTCCGGCTGGACTCCGTCGACGGCGACGTCACCGAGGGGCCCGTCACCTTGCAGGGCAAGGGCCTCGAGGCGGTCGTCGCCGACGACAAGTTCACCGAGCCGTACAAGGCGTCCGGGACCGTGGTCGGCGCGGTCACCGCGCTCATCCAGCGCAGCCTCCCCACCGCCGACGTCATCAGCCTCATCGTCGACACCCCGATCGGCTCCCGCGTCTTCGACGTCGAAGCCGACCCGTGGGCCGGAGCGCAGGAGGTTGCGGCGGCAGCCGGCGCTGAGGTGTACGCCAACGCCGACGGCGTGTTCGTCATCTCCACCCTCCCGGACCTGCTCACCACCACCCCGGTGTGGGCGGTCGAAGCGACCGAGGGCGGCGTCTACATCTCCGGCAACCGGGCCATGAGCAGCGACGGCGTCTTCAACGCCGTGCTGGCGAGAGGCGAGAACACGTCGGAGAACGTCCCGCCCGTCTCCCACCTGGCCGTCGACACCGACCCGACGAGCCCCACCTACTGGGGCGGGCCGTTCGGCCGCCGGCCCATGTTCTACAGCTCGTCGACGCTCACCACGACCAACGCCTGCGCGCAAGCCGCGAACCTCAAGCTCGCCGCCGCCCGGGCGCCCAACGCCTCCGGCGACATCTCCGCCCTGCCCAACCCCGCACTCGAACCCGGCGACGTCATCCGGGTCACGCACGACGACGGCAGCCGCGAGCTCCACCAAGTCGCCTCGTTCTCCGTGCCGCTCGACCTCGGCGGAGACTTCCCCATCGCGACGATCTCGGCGAAGGAGGACGCGTGAGCAACAAGAGCCTCTTCGCGCACGCCCGCGAATACGCCGAATTCCAGGCCCGCGAATCCGTCCGCGCGGGCGCCAACACGCCGGCGGTACGCGGCTCCGACTGGCGCCTCGCAACCGTCACCGCCGTCGCCACGGACGGCACGGTCACCGTCGACGGCATCACCGTGCGCCGCATGGACACCTACCAAGGCCCCGCGGCCGGCGACGTCATTGTCCTCACCCGCTCCAGCTCAGGGAACTGGCTGGCCCTGGGGCGGCTGTCCACCGGCACCGACGGCGCCTGGACGAAGCCCACCCTCGCCACCGGGTTCATCCACGACGGCAACGGCAACGGCGACGTCCGCTACCGGGTGACCGTCATCGCCGGCACCCCGCACATGCAGTGGCGCGGCGGCATCACCATCGTCTACTCCGCCAACAGCATCCAGAACAGCGGCGACTTCCTCGCCACCGCCCTCCCCGCCGCCCTGCGCCCAGCCGGCACCCGGTCGCTGACTGCGGCCTGCTCCGCCGGCGGATCGTCCAGCCTCTCGCTGAAGGTCGACGCCCGCACCGACGGCCAGATGCGCATCGTCGGCACCACGACCAGCACCTCCGACACCCACACCACGCCAATAATCCGGCCCGGCTGGGTGTCCCTCAACGGCCTGCAGTACCCCCTCGACGCCTAAGGAGCCCTGGTGGCTGCCCCTTCGAACTTCCCTCCCACCACGCTCTTCACGTCGTCCGTGCAGGTGGAGAGCCCGGACGGCACCGGCTACGCGACCGTCACCGTCGGCTTCAACGTCTCCGAGTACACCGAGCTGCATCCGGTCGACGTCGGCGACGTGGCCGCCGCGGTTCGTGACCTGCTCGTCGACCGCGGCTACACGGTGCCGCCGTTCGCCGCGCCGGTCACGTCCAGTGCCGAGCTCGACTGGCCGCAGGAGGACTGATGCCCACAACCGACAGCTACGGTCAGGGCGTCAACATCGCCTCCCTGACGGACGCCCCGGACGCCAAGAAGCTCGCCAGCGACATCGCCAACGCGATCGCCCAGCGATCGGTCATGCGCTTCGCGTCAGCCTCCACTCGCGGCGCCACCCTCGTCGGAGCCGCGGCCCCAGTGGAGGGCATGCTGACGTGGCTGCAAGACGTCAACCGCCTCGACCTGTACGACGGTTCCGCGTGGGTCGCCGTGTCGGTCGGCCAGTCCACCTGGAAGACCATCACGCCCGAGTCGCCGTGGACGCAGAACGGCAACAACAACGGCACCTTCCAGTACCGGCTCCTCAACATCAGCGGCGAGGAGAGCCTGCAGTTCCGTGGGGCGCTCGGCCGGGCCTCGTACCCGGCGTCACCTGCGGGCAGCTACGTCGTCAACAACACCGCCCTGCCGAGCATCGTGCGGCCATCGACGCTGCGCACCGTGCTGATCCCCTGCTCCGACGCCAGCAGCGAACGCATCGCCCTGAAGCTCGACGTGAAGACCGACGGCTATCTCGAAGTGTTCGGCTTCAGCTCGTCCGTCAAACCCCCGTGGATCGGCTTCAACGGCGTCACCGTCAGCCTCTAGTCCTCAGAAAGGGGCCCTCATGAAGAGCGGTCCACAGCGCTACCCGGGCGCCTCCACCGCCTACTGGTACGGCTCGAAGTATCAGGGCTCGGCGATGGAGTCCAACGTCATCGTCTGGCACTCCACAGAGGGCACGTCCCTGCCGTCCTACGACGGCGGGTCCAACGCCCCCAACTTCACGGCCAAGCCCGACTTCGCCGCCAAGCGGCTCGTCTGGTACCAGCACTTTGACTTCGACGTCTCCTCGCGCGCCCTCGTCAACAAGGCCGGCGGGGTGCAGACCAACACCCTGAACGTGGTGCAGGTGGAGATCGTGGGCACCTGCGACCCGGCCACCCACAAGAGGTGGGGGACGACTCCTCATCTGTACACGCCGGAACTGCCGGACTGGGTGATCCGCGACTTGGCCGCCTTCGCCAAGTGGGCGCACGACAACCACGGCGTACCGCTCACCAGCAACGTCACCTTCAAGGCGTACCCGTCGAGCTACGGATCCAACGGCGTCCGCATGAGCGCCGACAAGTGGAACTCCTTCACCGGACACTGCGGTCACCAGCACGTCCCCGAGAACGACCACGGCGACCCCGGCGCCTTCCCCATGGCCGCGATCCTCGCCCGCGCCAAGGGCGCCACCACCCCGGCCCCGTCGAAGCCGGCGCCCGCCCCGAGCACGGAGACCGACATGAAGCTCAGCGACCAGATCCCCCTCGGCGACTGGGTGAAGACGCAGTGGCCCAACGACAAGGGCCTCGCCGACGGAAAGATCGCCGTGAACACGGCACTCGGCTCCGGCTACGCGCACGCCCGCCGCAGCGCGGAGAACACCGACACAATCCTGCGCCAGCTCGAAGCGCTGCGCACCGAGGTCGCGCAGCTGCGCGCGGCCGTCACGAAGGGAGCCTGACCCATGAAGATCTTCGGTAGAGAACCGGTTGTCGTACTGAACACCCTGTCCGCGGTGCTCGGCCTCGTCGTCTCGCTCGGCGTGACGAGCCTGACCGCCGAGCAGGCTGGCGTCATCGTCGCCCTGGTCTCTGCGATCCTCGGCGGTGTCGCCGCCGCGATGACCCGGCCGATCGCCCCGCAGGCGTTCACCGCGATCGTCGCCGCCGGCGCCACCGCCGTGGCCGCGTTCGGCTACGAGGTCAGCCAGGGCACCGTCGGCGCCATCAACACCCTCGTGCTCGCCGCGCTCACGCTGCTGACCCGGGTGCAGGTCGCCCCGTCCTCGCCATCGGCGCCGACCGGTCCGACGGCGGCCTGAGTGCCGCGCCGTGCGGCCCGGCGGCTGTACAAGGCCCTGGGCCGCCGCGGCTGCTTCCTGCTGATCCTCGGCATCGGCAAGACCTGCTGGGGTGTGTCGTTCCTCGTCAACCCGCCCAGCGACGAAGGCCTCGAACTCCTCACCCGCTACTGCGAGCTGCGGCATTGGGCGTGGCTGTGGATCGTGTGCGGACTCGTCACCCTCGGCTCAGCATTCGTCAAGATCGGCCGGGACCGGTTCGGGTTCCTGGCCGCCCTCATTCCCCCCACCGTGTGGGCCGCCGCCTACACGTTCGCCGTCATCACCGGCGACTACTCCCGCGGCGGCTTCGTCGCAGTCTGGTACCTGACGAGTCACGTCGGGGTGATCCTGTGGGCGAGCGCGGTTCCCGAATACTCGGTCCCCCCGCCCGTGCGCGCCCGGAGAGGCAAGGCCGCATGAACGTGGGCGAGTGGGCAGCCATCATCGGCGCCGCCAGCAGCGTCCTCGGAGGAGGCGGCTGGTTCGTCTCCCGCGCCACCGTGAGGGCCGCGCAAGCAACAGCCCGCGCCAACGAGGCGGTGGCCGCGATCCAAGCCGCACCGCAGGCACGCGCCCAGGAGTTCGCCGTGCTGGAGGCGACGGTGAAGAGGGTCGACGAGGAGAACGGCTCGCTGCGGGGCCGCATGTCCCGGCTGGAGGCGATGCTGCGGGCGTTCGCGTGGACGACGGACCAGTGGGCCCGCCAGATGCACCGCGCCGGCATCGAGCCCGAGCCGCCGCATCCCCTGGTCGACGAGTACCACCGAACTGGAGTCTGAGATGCCCGATCCGATCCCGCTCCGGCCGCGCCGCGACGACACGGCCGCGGACATGCGGTCGCTCGTGCAGCTCGGGGAAGTCGAACCCGAGCCCGTCCCCGCAACCGCGCCGGAGCCCGTGCCGGACCCGGTGGACGAGCAGGAAGCCGTCACCCTCTTCTCGGCCCTTGCGGAAGCCGGCGTGGAGACGGCGGCCAACGACCAGGCTGCGGCCCGCGCCATCGCCAGCCTCGACCCGGCCACCGTCGCCGCCGTACAGCGCTGGATCAAAGCACCACGGAAGACCAAGCCCACGACGCCGGCCAGTAAGTAGGGGAGGGCCATGGACGAGGACACCGAAGACCCGCCGCCGTTCTGGCTGTCACCCCGACCGTTCCAGGAACCGGACTGGCCGCCCGACGACGAACCCGCGTGAACGACCGCGCCCCGCCCTCCTGCTTCGGCAGGGGAGCGGGGCGCTTCGTCGTGCGTGGGGGGCGAACTACTGCTGCTACTAGTCGAAGTACCAGCTCATCCCAGATTGGTAGTTGGGGGTCAGCCTCTCGATAACATGCCATATCACGGGCTATAATTGCGAGAGTTGTCCGATTCTCGGGAGGGGTGGCGATGGACACTGAGGGGCGAAGCGAGGCGGTCGTCGAGAAGCATGGCGGCTCCGGGTACCGCAAGGGGTGTCGATGCGATGTCTGTCGCGCGGCCAAGCGTGTCTACGAGCAGAAGGCGCGGCAGAAGCGAATGGCGGCCCTGGCGGCAGGTGAGGCCAACTTCGATCACGGCTACGAGGGTTACACCCGCTGGGGTTGCCGCTGCCAGGTTTGCAAGGAGGCTAAGGCTGATTACCAGTCGGGCCGTGGACGGGGGACGGGCCAGAAGGAGTACATGCAGAAGTACCGCCAAGGCAGGAAGGCGGCACGAGCGAAGGGTGAGGTCAAGGTCAGCCACGGCCTCAGCGGCTACACGAATGATGGGTGCCGCTGCGAGACCTGCACAGAGGGATACGCGGCGTACCGCGCCGCGAACCGAGACAAGCAGTACCACGTCGTTCATCCCGATGAGTCGAGGGAGGCTCAGCGCCTCAAGATGGTCAAGTGGCAAGCCCAGACCCTTGAAGGTGCAACGCGTCACGGCCAGCAGTGGACGGGCCCGGAGCTGGAGGTGGCCGGGCGGTCCGATCTCACTACGCGGGAAGTCGCGCTGATGCTTGGGCGCACATTCGCTGCTGTGAGCAACGTCCGCAAGAAGCTGAAGGGCGACCCGAAGACCATCATGACCGCTGGCATTCCAAGGGGCTCGGAGCGCCAGGACAACAACAGCTCAGAGACGGGGAATGATGTCAGCTAGCAGCGACCTCGCCCCGCGCCAGCCGGACGCCACCCCTGCCGTCTACGACGCTGCGACGCTCGCCGTCCTGCACGCCATGGAAGAGGCAGCCGAGAAGCACCTCGACGCCATCCGCCCCCACAACACCAAACGCGGATACGCCAACGACTGGGCACTCTGGGAGGAGTTCCACGACTGGCTGGGGGAGCGCACCGGGCACCGGATCGCCTCGACCAACGTCACCAAGGGCACGCTCGTCGGGTTCGTCGTCTGGCTCGACACCATCAAACTCGCCGCACCCAACAGCATCGATCGCCGCATCACCGGCGTCACCGTCACCGCCCGGAACGAACACGGCATCGAGGTCCCCAAAGCCGCCACTGTCGCCGCCCGGCAAGCCCTCAAGCCGCTCAAGCACGACCCCGAACGCATGGCGCGCGGCAGAGGCAAGGCCGCCGCCGTCACCCCCGAACAACTCCGGCAGATGAACGCCGCCGTCGCCGACGGACTCACCGGACTCCGCGACCGCGCCCTCTGGCTCACCGCCTTCTCCATCGCCGGACGCTCCGCCGAAGTCGCCGCCCTCCGCGCCGACACCATCGTCCACGTCAGCCAGGGACTCGAAGTTCACGTCCCCGCCGTGAAGGGGAGGCCGCCCCGGGACGTCGTCGTCCACGAAGGCAAGAACCCCGACACCTGCCCCGTCCGCGCATGGCTCACCTGGCGCGCCGCCGCAGGCATCAGCTCAGGCCCCGCCTTCCTGCCCATCACCGTCCACGGCCGCCTCGGCGACCACGCCCTCTCACCCGAAGCCGTCCGCGGAATCATCGCCCGCAACGCCGAACGCGCCGGGCTCTCCGTCCGCCTCACCGGCCACTCGATGCGGGCCGGGTTCATCACCACCTCTCGACGCGCAGGCAAGCGAGAAGAGAAGATCCGCGAACAGTCCGGGCACGCCGAGAACAGCCCCGCCTTCTGGGGGTACATCCGCGAAGCCGACAAGTGGACCGACGCAGCATCGGAGGACATCGGCCTCTGAACACGACAACGCCCCCGCAGCTTCGGCTGCGGGGGCGTTCTGCTGTCCGGGGCTTAGCCCCAGCCCGTGTCGTCGCTCATGATGCCTCCCCAGTGTCAGGTGCGGCCCGCCGAGGGGTTACTCCCCACGCCCCCGAAGGGGTCGCTGCGAACGAAGCGGGCCGCCCGAACACGGTACGCGGAACACGACCGTCCTGTGAGGAGGCCGTGCAACACTGGCCGCACGCCCCGCCGGGCCCCCCGTCTCGGCGGGGCTTTCGCGTCACCCGTCCAGGAACCCCAGCTCGCTGTCAGGCCGGCACGCTCCGCAGGCTTTCACCCCGTCGGCGAGCGCCCGCAGCGCCTCGTCCCGCCGGATGCCCCGGGTGCGCTTCCCCGCGTTCCAGCAGTCACCGACGTGCACCTGCACGGGCGGGCTGTCCCGGTTGAGTCCCTGCTCGATCAGCCAGTCCGGGGCCGGCGGTCGGGCTTCGATGCCGCGCTGGCGTTCGGCTTCGCGGCGTTCTTCGTCCGCGATCCACCTGCGGGTGCGTGCCAGGTCGCGTTCCTGTACCTGCTGCAGGAAGCGGAGCAGCGCGAGCCGCGACTCTGGGTCGTTCATGCGTTCGATTCTATGATGGTGGGCGTGACCAGCAACCACGACCCCAGCCGCTACCACCTCACCCTGACCTCCGAGGGCCGCCCGGCGATGCAGGGCTGGTGGGGGAGTGAAGCGGTGGCCCGGGAGAAGTTCACCGAGTGGGTGGGCGGCTGGAGACTCCCGAACGCCACCGTCACCCTCGTCGACGAGGACACCGGCACCGTGTTGACGACCTGGACGGACGAGGGGTGATCTCCTGGCATGCTGGCGGGGACGCGAGGAGGCGCCCATGTCGTACCGCCCGTTCCCCGACCGCGAGCGAGCGCTGAAGCAGATCGACCGGCACTACCCGCCCGCGCCCGTGATCCCGCTGTCGCCGGCCCTGCAGTCGGTCGACGAGGGCTTCCAGCGGATCCGCACAGGGCTGCGGCAGGCCGCCAAGCAGGGCTTCGGTGCGGGCACCTACGTGCTGTCGACTCGCCGCCCCAGCGTTGTCAGTGGCCCTTCGTAGCATGGGCTCATCACTGTTCGTGTCTGTGGCGCGAGCACTTGAATGGCGCCCCGTCGGTGGTCACGCACCGGTGGGGCGTCGCGGTGTCAGCCCTCGGCGGGCGCGTGCCGCACGGCTTTCTTGAGCGCCATCTCCACGCCGTAGCGCGACATCCCGGCCGCTTCGGCGTGCGCGGTGATGGCGTCCTGGACGGCGTTGGCGGTGGCGACGGTGAGCCGCCCGGCCCGGTGCTCCTCCCAGGCAGCACGCTCCAGGGCTATCAGGTCGTCGGGGAACTCGATGTCACTCACGAGCGGATCCTACGTGGCGTCGTCGGTGGCCCCGTGTTCGCGCCGCTTCTTCTTGACCCAGTCGTGCATTGCTTCGATGAGCGCGTCGGAGGGCGAGCGCTCCTCGGCCTTGGCGAGCACTTCGAACTCGTCGCGTAGCGGCTTGGGCGGCCGGAAGCCCATGACCTTGGTCTGCCCGGTGGCGGGTCGTCCCATCGTTCCCCCTCGGTAAGTGTTTAACAGAATCTAGCATCCATCTGCCGTGATGGGTTGACAAGGGGTGGGGTGTGCGTCATTCTTGTTAAACAGAAACCGGCGCTAGCCAGGGAGATCTAGTGAGCGTGATGACCGAGAACAAGACCGAGGCTTTCGAAGGTGTCGACCCCAGCAACGTGCACGAGGGAGACCGCCTCCAGTTCATGACCCGGGAGACCGGGTTCAACGGGCGCGGCCTCTACGTGCGCACCGGAGTGGTCGTCAAGGTCACCGAGAAGACGGTCCGCGTCGACTGTCGCGACAGCTTTGAGGGGACCGCCGTCCTGCGCCGAGACGCCGTCGAATGGCACTCCCGCAACGTCCGCAGGGTCGTCACCGAGCAGCCCGTGCGCCGTCCGTACAACGCCGAGAACGTGCAGTACGTCGACGAAGGCAACATCGTCACGGCCGTGTGGTGCTCCGACCCGGCCATCGACCCGAAGACCGCCCTGGACAACGTGCTCCTCTCCTTCGTGGAGAAGGTGCCCTACGAGGTCGAGGTGATCGCCGAGGCCACCCGCTTCTTCAAGCGCGAGGGTGCCGACTTCTCCGGATGGGTCGTGAGCAGCGGATCCAATTACGGCGACTCGTTGCCGAACAAGCGCGAGGCCATGAAGCACTTGCGGTGGGCCGTCGCCGAACGTTTCTCCCGCTGACGCCAAGACCGCCGAACTCATCAACAACCAGAGGAGAGACCGCAGCATGAACGCCCTTGAGATCCGCTACGCCTTCTTCAAGACCCTCGACGACATGGACGAGGTCTACGAACTCGTCTTGGAGAGTCCCGTTCCGGGCAAGCCGGTCGAGATGACCGTTCACACCCTCGACGGCCGCAAGTTCACGGTCACCGTCCAGGAGCAGTGACAGAGGAAACGCACGGTGCCCCGGCTGAGGAAAGCAGCCGGGGCACCGTCATGCAGGCTACCGCCACAACCTAAGGACCGTAGTGATCGCAATCCTTCGAACGCTCTGGACCGTATCGCTGGCCTCCTACGCCGACGACAACGGCATCGAGCCCGACCGCGTTGAGGGCGACCTGGGGAGCTACCTCGTCTCATCGATCAACGACATCACGCCCCTCGAAGAAGCTGGCGCCTACGCCACCGGCATCACTCAACATCCTGCTCCGCAGCCGCCAGGGCAGGCGGTAGTCCGCTGCGACTGGCGTATCACCGTTGATCGGGAAGCCTGGCAGCAGGCTCGTGGCATCGGGCGCCAGGCCGCGCGCCGCGACCTTCTGGACTACGTCGTGCGCGAGCTGTACAGCCTGCCGTCCGTGTGCGAAACCGACGCCGTGATGACCGCCACCTACAACGCCGGACGGGGGCTCATGCAGCGCACGTTCAAGCCCAGCGACCGGAAGCGCGCGAGGCTTGCCGCTGCTGTTCCGGGTCTCATCATGCCGCCGCCGTGACGTCCCCGCGCTCCACCCGCCGCAGCTCCGCACACAGCCGCCCGTACTCCTCCCGCTGCTCCGCCGTCAACGGCACCGCAGGATGCGACCACAACGCGCGGATAGCCGCGTTCAGCTCGGCCGCAGACCGCAACGGCGGGGGAGAGGAGGGCATGGCGATCAGGGTAGTGCTCCCCTCTGACAGCGGGCTATGACTTCGGCGGCTGCGGCAGTTCCGTGACGAACGTGCCCACGCCCGGGTGCATCGCCGCCAGGCCGGCCTCCCGCAGCTTCTGCAGCACCTTCCGCGCCGTCATCTGGGAGATCTCGAACTCGGCACACACGTCAACCACCGACGGCAGTCGTCCGCCCGGCGGGTAGGTGCCGCCCGCGATCCGCTCTTCCATCACGGCGTACACCTGCTGCCACCTCGGGATATCCGGCTGCCATTCCATGATCCGGACGCTAGGACCGCTCACCCCGCCAGGCGAGACGAGTGCGCCTATCGGCCCTATCGCACCTATCGGGCCTGTCGGAGCGGTACCGTGAAATTGCAAGACCCCCGCGACCGGCGGCACACCGGCCCGGGGGCATGGCCGACGAGCACAAGGCGGTGCGTCGACGTGGACGAGGGTAGAGAGCATCCCCCCGCGGCGGGAAGCGGGCCGCCCATAGCTGGCGAGCTCAGCCCCGTTCAGCGCGCCTACGGCCGGTACGCCACCCACTTCCTCAAGTGCCCGAGCTGCCGGGACATCGACCGCTCCTGCGCCGAGGGCGGGCAGCTGTGGCGGGATTACGAGGCCACCAGCGATGCCGTCGGCCGGCTGATGCGCGGCTAACCGGGGCAACTGGCCGGTAGCAAAACGCGCGGTTTCAGCCACCGGTCAGGCGCAGGTGAGCCTCACCTGACGGCGGTGACCTGCATCAACACAGGAACGTTTGGCCAACACCTGACCTGCGGTTACAGAAACGGATCGGCAATGAACGGAAAGTCGAAGAATATGCATGAGACACCTTCCGCCAGGGCTGAAACTCAGCTTTACTCCTGAGTCGAGGCGCCCCACACGCCCGGTCCGAAAGCGCTCACTTCCGCGTGGGCGCCAGACGGATCAGCCAGCGATCCATCGGCAGAATCAGGTCAGCAGTCTCCAGGGGGCGGCGGTGTACGTCGAAGCGGGTGCGCACCACACGGAACGCCACGGCGTCCACGAGGAGCCCCAGAGCGTGCGCCTGCTCCTCCGCCAGCTCCACCGCACCCACCTCGGCAGTGAACGACGTGTGCGGCCGGCGCTGGCCGCGCCACCACGACGAGACGAGCATCGCCGACCTGCCGCCCGGATCCAGGCACTCCACCGTCTCGTGCCGAAGCATCGCGCCTTCGTGGACGCCAAGCCGCTCCGCAAGCTCCACCGTGGCGGGGCGCGGGCGGGTGTCGGTGGTCTCGGAGGAATATGGCCACTCGGCGTCCGCGTCCGTGAGAGTGCGCATAGCAGGAGGATGCGCCACATACACGGCCCGACGCTCCTCACCCTCCAAGACGCCGGTACGGCGCAGGTGGACGTAGGCGAGGCGAACGGTCTGAGGGTTTACGCCGAGTTCGGCAGCTAGCTCGGCGCGAGAAGGCAGTGGGTCGCCCGGCCGCCATTCCCCGGCGGCGATGCGGCGGCGGATGTCAGCAGCGATACGCCGGTAGCGCGCATCCTCTGGCATCCAGGACCCCTGTCGATCATGACGTGAGGTCTGACGCTATGAGGCGGCTGCCAGCCTGGATATATCCAGCTCGCGGCAGGTGCCCTTGTCATCTGAAGAGAGGCTTCGGCGCCGCGGGGTTCAGGTTTCCGCGGCGTCGAAGGCCGGTCGGCTGCCGCGTACCCCCTAGGCGGGCTGAGGCCGACCTGCCCGGATACCCGGCAACCCCTGTCGCGTATCCACCCGAACGAGTGACCCATTTTCCGTCATCGGGGCGCGGGGAACTCGTTGGACAAGAGGCCGGAGCCGGAGTCGACAGCTACCCCCAAGGTGAGCAAGACGACTCCGGCTCCGGTCTCTCTATTAACGCCCCATAAGGGCGCCAAGGTTCATGCGTCATGGGAAATGGGAGACAGATGGGAGACGATCATGGAGAGCAATCGCCAATTGCCGCTAACTTCAGCTAGGAACTGCTAAGTGTGATCGGCCGTCGCATCGCCGGTATCTCGCGGATTACTGGTCAACCGCTATCCGATGTGCACCGTCTCCGGCATCGACATGATGCTCACGCTTTAGTGCATATCAGGCTCTGACCTGGGACGTCATCCCAAGGGTGAGCTACTTGGGAGAATACTGGGAAACGGCGGAGCCCACCAGACGCCCATCCCCCAGAACTCCTCCCAGCGCTTCTGCAGCGTCTCCGCGATAGCCGCTTCCATGCGCGGCGTCAGATTCGAGTACAGACCCTCCACACCGGCCACCTCGTGGCCCATGCGCGTCTCGATCGAGGTACGGGAATGCCCATCCTCGTCCAGCCACTCGCGATGCCCGTGCCGCAGCAGATAGAACCGCTTGCCCGCCATCTGCGGAACCGCAGGAATCGCGGGCCGGACAAAGTCCCGACGCCCCTTCCGCTCCGGCGTTCCGTCCCGCATGGGCACCCAGTAGCTGTCGTACCAGTTGCGCGGCATCTCTCCGCCCTGGATGCCGGGGAACACCCACTCGCTGTCGTGGCTCGCCAGCAGCACCGCGTGCAACTCGTGCAGGAACGGCGGCAGCACCAGCGTGCGGTGGGAGTCGTACTTCGGGTCGACCAGAGTGCGCTCGCCCTCGACGTACTGCTGTTGCCACTGCACACGCAAGGCCGGCATCTTCGCGGGCCCATAGCGCTCCGCCGCCTCAGCCCGCCTGTCGGGATCCGGATCGCTGGCCGGCCACGTGGGGGAGGCGAACTCCCGGCGCAGGCCCCAGGTCTCACCGGGCGGCCGTATGCCAGTGAACGCGACAGTCCACACGCACACCCAGCCGGCGAAGCCCCAGATCGTGTAGGCGTTGCATGCCAGGGCGTGCAGAGTCTCCATCTCCATGGGCCGTTTGACTTCGCGTTTGACCTTCACGTACCTGCCGCGGCGGCCGTGCTTGATGACCGGAGACTCGGCGCGCAGCTTGTACTTGACGACGGCGTCGGTCATCAGCAGGTTGAAGAGGCTCAGCAACTGACTGACGTAGTGGTGGGACAGCTCTCCGGAGGCAGCAGCCTTCTTGAGCCCCTTCTTCCAGGCGTCGTACTCCCACGCGGTGATGTCCCCAACGGGGCGCTCACCCCAGTAGGGGACTATGCGGGCCCGGAGCCTGGACCGGTAACGGTCCATCGACATGGGCCGCAGGTCCTGGGCGTCCCACCACATCCAGCAGTAGTCGCGCATCAGCGTCTTGGAGCTGGCGCGGGGGATGTGCGTGCCGTGCCGGACCTCGTGTTCACGGTCCAGGCCGTAGTTGTACGCCTCGTTCTCGTCTTCGAACGGTGTGCCCGGCTCAGGGCCCGAGGCGCTCTCGTACTTCTTGCGGCGGGTGGCCTTGCCCTCGGCGTCCAGGTGGTACTCGCCGCCCCACCACTTGACGCGGATGTTGCCGCCGCGGACCTCCACATAAGGCATGGTTCCCCCTTGGGTGGACGGCCGTCGCGGTAGTCCGGCAGGTACCCCTACCGCCAGGACTCCGCGGCCGTGTGCTCAGGTGCCGAGCCAGCAGCCCCGGCATCCCTCGCAGTCTCCTCCTACGCGCCTCACGATCTCTCGCATCGAGCTTCGTGCTTCCTCGCTCGTCTCGATCTCGGGAGGCGCTACACAGATCATTCTCCCATTGGCCGGGCCGGCCCATCCTGCGAACTCAGGGCCGACATCAACTATGGACAGACTGCTCCGCATACCTGGTCCCCCTTCATGGGTGCTTCGGGGACCCCCAAGGTGTGGTACCGACTTTGCCACGCTCAGGGCCGGTTGGGACCGGATGGGACCAAAGTGATGCAGGGAGAATTCAGCAAAAGGCCGCAGACGCGAATGGTTGTACGCCTTCTGGCTGAACTTTCCTTAGATCACACCGCGTTCGCGGAGCTCATCCAGGACGCGCCGGTTCAACTCGAGGATCTCATCGCCTGTCATGGAGCCTTTGGTGGCGATGGCTGCGTGCTGGACTGCGTCCCCGACGAGTCGCTCGAGCTCAGCCTTGGGCACCTCGGTGATCTTCACATCCTCGTCGAGCGGTTCGCTCGTGAGTGGCTCGCCGCCAGCAAGCACTATGAGGCAGCTACCGACGGCCCACTGGAGCGCCGTGTCGATCCCTGCGTAGGAGCGGTCCCAGACCTTCTGGCCCGCCTCGACACGTTTCCACGTGTCCTTGGAGATGCCGCCGAGCTTGGCGGCAGGCTCGATGCCGAGCCGTAGCTCGGTCCTTCGCTTCTGTACGAGCGTCGCTAGGCGCTCGAGGTCGGGGCTGGGGCTGGGGCTGGTCATGGCGACATCTTCGCAGGACCCGCTAGGACCAGCTAGGACTGGGCCAAAGGAGTCCGGAACGTGGTGGCTCAAAAGCGGACTGTGACCGGATCGAGCCTGCTGCACGTGTTCGATGCCGCTACTCATCAGTAGATATCTTCCGCTAACTTCTGCGAACTTCCGCTAGACAGGGACCGCGAACTTCCGCTAGCTTCTCTCCATGGAAGCAACCCCCAACACCGTCACGGTGAACGGGGCGGAAATCCGAAAGCTCCGCATACAGGCAGGGCTGAGCACCACCGAGCTGGCGAGAGAAGCGCGCCTCAGCGGGCGCTACCTCAACCACCTCGAAAACGGCTACCGCACCCGCATGAGACCGCACTCCTACAGCCGTCTCCGCCAAGCGCTCGGCCTGCCGGCCGACTCCACCCAGCTCCTCAGCCCCACAGAGGACCCGCCTTAGAGAGGTGTCATGCCCACCCGATCCCCCCGCGCGGCTTCCGTCACGAAGCTGGAGAACTTCTACACGGTCAAGCAGGCCGCCAAGAAGCTCATCCCGACCGACCCCGACGACCCCGACGAGGACAACGAGTCCGGCGAACGCTGGCTGCGCGACGGCGTCAACCACAAGGGATGGCCCCACCACCGCTTCGGCCGCCGCCTCATGTTCAGCGACTCCGACCTGGCCCAGATCGCGGCCATGCACCGGAACGCCCCCACCCGCGCCGGTCGACCGCGAGCCCGCGCCGCCGCCTGAGCGGCAAAGAGGCCGCCCCCCGAACGGCCAAGCACGGGGAACGGCCTTGATCCACACCACCAGAACCCTGAAGAACAGGAGCGTGGACCATGTCCACATCTTCTCAGACCCCGGCGCTCGACCAGATCGCCGCAACGGGCAACGCGCCCGACCGCAAGACGGGTGAGCGCCCCGTCGATAACCGCATCACATGCGCGGACGGTTTCAGCCTGTCCGTGATTGCCGGTGCTGGCTACTACTGCAAGCCCCGCCCGTCGCTCCTCTCGGACCTCCCGGACGACCTCGTGAGCGACGCCCCCCGCGACTACCCGGGCCCCTACATGGCCGTTGAGGTGGGTTTCCCCTCCGCCCGGCCGGAGCCGTGGTCGGAGTGGGCGCAGCGAGTGGAGGACGAGGACAACCCGACGGGAACGGTCTACGGCTACGTGCCGGTCCAGATGGTCCGGGACCTCATTCTGAGCCACGGCGGCGAAGCGGCCGAGGGCGGTGCGTCGTGAACGACCTGACCCCGTTCGACGAGATCACCGCGAAGCTCCCGCAGCTGTCCGCGTTCCAGGCCGCCTGGAACGCGGCGGAGGAGCTGCTGACCGAGACGCACCCGGAGGGCTTCGAGGTCGAGGAGATCGGCCGCATCGCCTTCGGCTGCCTGCCCGAGGAGGAGAAGCCGGCCGCGCTGGACGCCCTCTTCTACTGCTGGTGGACCGCCCTCCAGTCCGACTGTGAACGACGCGCCGCCTTCGAGGCCATGGAGGGCCAGCGATGACCGACTACCCCGAGATCGCGGCCCGGTTCGCCGGCCACCAGATGACGGTCCGGCACGAGGACGGTCTGTACAGGCACCTTCGGTTCGAGGGCACGGCCGACTCCTCGCTCGGCCGGTACCCGAGCTACCCGTTCGAGCTGATCACGTGGCCGTACAACCTCGTCGTCAAGTCGGGTTGGACGTTCCACTTCGACATCGACGCCACCCCGGACATGTTCGACCTGTTCCGGAAGACCGCGCTCTCCGGGCGGATCAACCCCGGCTACTGGTCCGAGAAAGTGCGGGCCGGACGCGACGAGATCGAAGGCTTCGACCCGAACCTCTTCGAGCAACAGGTCAAGCAGCACGTCGTCGAGGCGATCCGCAACGGTGACGCCCCGCGCGGCATCGGCGCCGAGGTCACCCGGGACATCTTCGAGTGGGGCGACATCAGCCACGAGGCCGGAGCGCGCAGGGAGCTGGAGGACTTCCGCTACGAGGGCTGGACCTTCGGCGAGACGTGGGAGTGGAAGTTCTGCGACTTCACACCGGGCTTCCTGCACTCCTGCCACGCGATCCGCCACGGCATCGACCTGTACGACGTCGCCCGGAAGGCGGTGGCTTGCTGATGCGACTCATTGACCTTACAGGGAAGGTCTTCGGCGACCTGACCGTCGTCACCCGAGCGGAAAGCGCGAAGGGCGGCGAGGCGCGTTGGCTCTGCCAGTGCTCCTGTGGCGGCTCAACGACTGCCACCAGCTCGAACCTGCGTCGAGGGCAGACCGTGTCGTGCGGATGTGCCGTTGCGAAATTCAACCGAGCCTTTCGGACCACGCATGGCGGACGCAACACGCCTGAGTACGAGATCTGGCGCTCCATGATCAAGCGCTGCGAGAACCCGAATCACCATGCTTACGCCCGCTATGGGGGCCGCGGCATCAACGTCCACCCAGAATGGCGAACCAGTTTTGCCGCCTTCCTGCGCGACGTGGGGCGTAGGCCGAGCCAGGACTTGAGCCTTGACCGGATCAACAACGACGGCGACTACGAGCCGGGCAACGTCCGCTGGGCAACGGCGAAGCAGCAGGCCAATAACCGCCGGCCAATGGGGAGGCGGCCGTGAGCGACAAGCCCACCCATGACGCCCTGCTGGCCGAGGTCGAGCGCCTCAAGGCAGCACTGGCCGAGGCCCGCACGGCGGCGCTGAACGAGGCCGCCGACTGGTTCGACCAGCGCGCCGCCGCCGAGCCCGACCAGAACTACCGAGCCCGCGTCATGCGCGGCGCCGCCAACGACATCCGCCGCCTCGCCACCCGCACGACCGACCACGCCGAGGAGGCCGCGTCGTGACCGCCGCCGTCGAGCCCCGCCCGCTGGCCGACTTGGAGCAGGACGCCCTCGCCCAGGTCGAGACCGAGTTCGCCCGCCGCGCCCGAGGCGCCCGCCCCTGGACGCCCGCCGAATACGTCGACCGCATCGAGCAGGTCCACGTCCGCTACAACCACCGCCGCCAATGGCTGCGCACCCACGAACAGGAGACGGCCTCATGAGCACGTACCTGCACGACGGGATCACCTTCGACCTGGGCGTCCCGCACCTCGACGTCACTGGCGTCGAATGGCGCTGGACCGGCGCCCGCACCGAGACGGGCGAGCCACTGGTGCAGGCATCGCCGAGCGACTCGGCACCCGTCCAGCTGCCCGACGTGTACGCCATGCACGGCCCCCTCATCCCCGTCTCCCGGCCGACCACCGCCGCCATGTACCGGCAAGTCCTGGAGGCCTCGTGACCGCCCCAGCCGAGCCCGGCGCCGACACCGAGGTCCAGGCCGCCATCGACCAGCTCACCGCCCGCGAAGCCGAACTCGCCGCCGAGGTCGCCTTCGAGCGGGAGCAGGGGTTCGAACTCCGCACCGCCGCCAGCTTCCGCGACTCGGAAGCCGCCGGCTACATCGACCGCACCGGACTGGAGAGGTAATGGCCCTCAACCTGCTTCCCAAGGGCACCGGCCGGCGCCGCGCCATCGACAAGATCGCCGAACTGCGCCGCGACCTGAGCCTCGCGCTCAGCCAGATGCACGCCGCCGGAGACGAGATCGCGCTGCTGCAGCAGGACCTCGCCGAGGCCCGCGGGATGCAGGCCGAAGCTGAAGAGATCGTCGTCCAGCAGCAGGCCACCGTCGACGAGCTCACCACCGAGCGCGACTACTGGCGGGACGAAGCCCTCGCGTTGAAGGCCCGGTTCGGCCCGCACCTCGCCGCGGAGGCGAACGCGCACCGGATCGACGTGCCGCCCATGATCCGCCCGATCGACGGCCCTGAGGACCAGGCCACCGGGCCCATCGACGTCCGGCCGCTCTGGGACGCCGTCGGCATCCGGCCCGTCACCGACCCGGGCCGCACCCACTGACCGCCGCCCGCCGGATGACCACCGGGCTGGCGGAGTGACGCACAACGCACAAACCCCCGAGCGCTAGAGACGCCCGGGGATCCGACACCAGCATCCCACGGAGGACCCCAGTGACCGAGACCTACGAGACCCAGCAGCGCCGCGTCACCGCCCTGCACGACTACGAGCGCGTGGCCAAGGCCCGCGCGGCCGGGACTGCCAGCGACGAGGACCTCGCCAAGGCGCGTCAGTCCGCCCTCGACGCCGGCGCCGACCACAACGCGCTGTACTGCGCCGCCACCGGCTTCATCCCCGAGAAGGTCCGGATCGACGACTACCCGCACCCGGTCGGCGCGATCGTGTCCGGCACGGGCGGCCTGCACGCCGTCGTCGACCGCGACGGGTGGGCGTTCTTCGCCTGCTGCGCCGACCACCACGAGCAGGGCCGCGCCAACGGCTTCTACCCGCAGGCCAGCCACGGCCGCCACCTGGCTCGCGTCGAGCCCACCAACGTCGACAGCTACGACTGCCCGTTCCCTAACGGCTTCTTCGGCTGACCGCCTGACCCACAGCCACATAGCCGGCGACGCGTCGAGCCCCCCACTCCGCGCCGCCACCCCAGGGCAGCCGCCCCGCCCACCCCCCGGTCAGGGGCGGCTGCCCGCCAATCAGCACACCCTCAGGAGCGTCACATGAGCACCGAAACCACCACAATTCCGGCCGAGGTCGCCGCGCACGTCCTGTCGCACTTCGGCCGCGGCGGCTACCCGGCCGGCGACTGGGCCGAGTCCCTCATCACCCTCATCGACCGCGCCGACATGATCAACCGGGCCAAGCTCCTCGCCGCGTTCCCCGAGTACGGGCGCGCCGTCCTCCTCGCCAAGTACGACGAGGAAGGCATCGCCACCCTCCAGCGCCTCGCCCGGGGCGAGACCGTGGCCGTGGACTCCAACCCGAACGTGCCGTTCTGATGGCCACCGCGACCGCCCCCGAGGGCGTTCTGCTCGGTTCCTTCACCCCCGGCACGCCGGAGTGGAACGCGGCCCGCAAGGGCCTGTGCATCACGGCCACTGAGATCGCAGCCGTGGTTGGACTGTCGCCCTGGACGTCACGCTTCACGCTCTGGCACAAGAAGGCCGGCCTGCCGTCCGCGCCGTTCGAGCCGTCACCGGAGATGAAGTGGGGCGTCCGCTTCGAGGACGACGTGGCCGAGGAATTCGCCGAGCGCCACCCCGAGCACCCGCTGCTGCACACCGGCACCTGGAAGCACCGGGAGCGGGAGTGGCAGCGCGCCACCCCGGACCGGCTGCACGGCGACAGCATCGTCGAGATCAAGACCGCCGCCTCCCCTGACGGCTGGGGGCCGGACGGTAGCGACGAGTTCCCGGTGCACTACCGCTGCCAGGTTCTCTGGCAGCAGGACACGCTGGGGCTTCGCCGACCGGCTCGACTGGCCGTCCTGATCCTGCCCTACGACTACCGCGAGTACATCGTCGAGTACGACGAGGCCGAGGCGCAGATCCTGCGGGACGCGGCCGAGAGGTTCCTCGACGACGTCCGGCGCGGCAACCGGCCGCCGATCGACGGGGCGGCCGACACCTACCGCACCATCCGCGTCCAGCCGGACGGGCTCGAGGACCGCGATGTCGAGATCCCCGCCGAGCTCGTCGCCCGCTGGGACAGCGCCTACAGCGCGCTGGCCGCCGCCTCCGCCGACCTCACCCAGGTCCGCGGCGAAGTCCTCGACGCCATCGGCAACGGCAAGCGCGCCGTCTGCGAAGGCCGCCGCATCGCCTACCGCACCGTCCGCGACGGCCACACCCACAGCCTCCACCCCTACACCAGCAGCAAGGACGCAGCATGAGCAACCAGATCGGCAACGCGATCGAGAAGCGCGACCAGGGGCCGGCCGCCGTCGTCGAGCAGTACCGCAGCGACCTCGAACTCGTCATGCCCAGCCACCTCCAGCAGCGCGTCGGCGCCTGGATCCGCAACACCCAGGGCCTCCTGCGCCGCGACCCGAAGCTGATGGAGGCCGCCCAGAACGACGTCGGCCAGTTCATCGCCGTCCTCATGGACGCTGGCCGCCTCGGCCTGGAGCCGGGCACTGAGCAGTACTACCTCGTGCCGCGCTGGAACAAGAAGAAGCGGGCCACCGAAGTCACCGGCGTGCGCGGCTACCAGGGCGAGATCGAGCTCATGTACCGGGCCGGCGCCGTCTCCTCCGTCATCGTCGAAGTCGTTTACAGCAAGGACCAGTTCCAGTTCCGGCCCGGCCGTGACGAGCGCCCCGTCCACGACATCGACTGGGACCTCGAAGACCGCGGCGAGCTGCGCCTCGCCTACGCCTACGCCGTCATGAAGGACGGCGCCACCAGCAAGGTCGTCGTCCTCAACAAGGGCCACATCGCCAAGGCCATGGCGAAGTCCGACAGCGCCGACCAGTCCTGGTCGCCCTGGAAGACCGACACCGAGGCCATGTGGTTGAAGACCGCCGCGCACCGCCTCGCCAAGTGGGTGCCGACCTCTGCCGAGTACATGCGCGAGCAGATCCGCGCCAAGGCCGTCGTCGACAGCGAGCAGCGGCCCGAGCCCCTGCCGATCGGAATCCCGACGCCCGCACCCGGAACGGTCGACCCCGACTACGACGAGGGCCCCATCGAGGGCGAGCTCGTCGACTGACCCAACCGCCGGGGCGCTGGCCGCGCCCGAATCGCGGCCAGCCCCGCTACCCCAAGGACACCAGATGACGAAGCGTTTGTCTGTCGCCGAGCGGCTCGCGTCCACCGAGAAGGACGCCCTCCTCGACGACATCGCCCGCCACTCCGAATGGGACCGGTTCCTCGTCGAGCAGGCCGTCCTCCACTTCGGGGAGCGCTACATCACCTTCAGCTGCAACCAGATCCGCGAGCAGCTCCCCGAGCTGGGCAGCGGCTTCCTCGGCGCCGCCATCAACTCGCTGCGCACCGCCGGGATCATCGCCCACACCGGCCAGTACGTGCCCTCCACCAGCGCCGCCACCCACGGACACCCGATAGCCGTGTGGACGCTCACGCCGAAGGGCCGACTGATCGCCGCCCGCCGCCGCGCCGCACGCACCCGGAAGGCTGCGTGATGGACCCGGAGCGCCTCATCACCGCCGCGCCCGCGCTCATCCTCGGCGCCGTCATGACCATCTCCGCCGCCTGGGCCATCCGTCACGCCGTCCGCGGCGGCGAGCACCGCACCCGCAGCGGCATCCGCCGCCTCGAGAAGTACGCCAACCACCCCGGCGCCCACCGCCTGCACACCGACCCCCGAGAGGAGAACCCGCAGCCATGACCACCGCCGTCCGCGAAGCCCCCCACCACCGCAACCTCACCTGCGTGAAGCAGTACCGCTGTCGGCGGCCCGCCTGCCTCGCCCGCTCCGCCGACTACGACCGCACCCGCAACCGGCTTGTCGCCTACGGCCGCTGGAAGCCCCTCATCGACGCCGAACCGGTACGCCAGCACATCCGGATGCTCTCCACCTACGGCATCGGCTGGCAGCGCCTGTGCCGCCTGGCCGGCGTCGCCAACGGCGGAGTCTCCCGCATCCTGTACGGCGCCCCCCACGAAGGCAGCGGACCTACAAAGCGAGTCCGCACCACCACCGCCGACAAGATCCTCGCTATCAAGCCGTCCCTCGAGCACCTCGCGCCGGGCGCCCGCGTTGACGGCACCGGCACCCGCCGCCGGCTCCAGGCCCTCGTCGCCACCGGCTGGCCGCAGATGCGCCTCGGCCGCGAACTCGGCATCAAGCACCACCGGCTCATCTGGGACCAGATCCGCAAGGACACCGTGTCTGCGGACACCGCCCGCAAGGTCCGCAACCTGTACGAGCAGCTGTGGAACGTCGACCCCGCCACCCGGGGCGTCCCGCACCGCTACATCGAGCAGGCCAAGAAGATCGCCGCCGTCAACGGCTGGGTGCCGCCCGCCGCTTGGGACGACGACTACATCGACAGCCCCGCCGCCACGCCCGATCTCGGCGACGAGGTCGACCGGTACACCGCGATCGCCGAAGACGCGCGCTGGCTGATCAGCACCCAGGACTACACCCGCGCCCAGGCCGCACACCGGCTCGGCATCACGAAGGCCCACCTCGAGCGCGCCCTCTCTCAGCGACCTGAAACGGAGCTCGCCGCATGATGTACCGCCACGACAACGACGCGCTGACGGTCATGGACTGGTTCTGCGGCGCCGGAGGCTCCTCCCAGGGCATGCACTCCATCCCCGGGGTCCGGATGGAGCGGGCGGCCAACCACTGGGAGCGGGCGATCGAGTCGCACGCCGCGAACTTCCCGACCGTGGACCACTACCGCGGCGACATCCGCGAGGCCCCGGTCGACAAGTGGCCGGTCACCGACATCTTCTGGGCCAGCCCCGAGTGCCCGCAGTGGTCCAACGCCCGCGGCAAGAAGCGCGACTTCGACGCCTCCCTCCAAGGCGACCTCTTCGACGGGTTCGGCCCGTCGGAGGAGGTCGAGCGGTCGCGCGCCCTCATGGAAGAGGTCCCCATGTACCTGCGCGGCGTGCAGGAGCGGGGTGGCCTGGTCAAGGCCGGCGTGGTCGAGAACGTCGTCGACGTCCGTGCCTGGGACCAGTGGGACCGGTGGATCGGCGAGATCCGCAAGCTCGGCTACAAGACCCGCGTCATCGCCCTCAACAGCATGCACGCCGACCCGCGCACTGTGCACAAGGCCCCGCAGTCCCGTGACCGCCTGTATGTCGCCTACTGGCACGAGACCCTGGACCGCACTCCCGACTGGGACAAGTGGCTGAGGCCGCGCGCCTGGTGCACTGGCTGCGACACGTGGGTGCAGGCCGTGCAGCGGTTCAAGCAGCCCGGCCGCGACATGGGCCGCTACCGGCAGCAGTACGTGTACCGCTGCCCGAACACCACCTGCCGCAACCAGGTCGTCGAGCCGGAGACCCTGCCCGCCGCCGTCGCGATCGACTGGACCATCCCGGGCCAGCGCATCGGCGACCGGGCCAAGCCCCTGGCTGACAAGACCCTCGCCCGGATCCAGGCCGGCCTCGACAAGTTCGCCCGGCCGATCACCCTGGAGGCCGCGGGTAACACCTTCGAGAGGCGCCCCGGTGTACGCACCTGGCCCGTCGACGCGCCCTTGACGACCCAGACCACGACAGCGACCAAGGCCATGGCCTACGAGCCGTTCATGGTCCCGGCCGGAGGCACCTGGCGCAACGACCCGTCCAGCGTGCTGGACCCCATGGCCTGCCGCACCACCCGGGAGAACGACGGGCTCGCGATCCCGCCGCTCCTCATCCCCGTCGAAGGCCGCGACGGCAAAGACCCGCGATCGGCCAACGACCCACTGCGAACCCAGACCGCGCGGAACGAGACCGGCCTCGCCTGGCTCCCGTTCATGGTCACCATGCGCGGCGGCGGCGACCAGCTGCGCGGACGCTCCATCGGCGAGCCCGTCGGCACCGTGTCCGCGAACGGCAACCACCACGGCCTCGTCACCCCGAACCTGCCCGCGTTCGTGATGCGCAACAACGGCAGCCAGGGCAACGGCGGCGAGCACTGCACATCAGTTGAGGAGTACTTCCGCACCATGACGACGGCCGGCCACCAGTCGCTCGTCACCTGGGAGCACCTCCTCGTCCCCTACTACGGGAACGGCACCGCGAAGACGGTCCGCGAGCCAATCGGCACGCTCTCCACCCGCGACCGGTACGCCCTCGTCCACGGCGACGTCGACATCGAGGACGTCCTCTTCCGGATGCTCGAACCCCACGAGATCGGCCGGGCCATGAGCTTCGCGGACGCCTACATCGTCCTCGGCTCGAAGCGGGAGCGGGTCCGTCAGTACGGCAACGCCGTCACGCCGAACTGTGCCGAGGTCATCGTTGCCGCGCTCGTCGAGGTCATCACCGGCGAGGAGCTCGACCGGCACACCGGACCTGAGCCGCAGCTGGCGACCGCTGCCTGAACGAAGCGGAGCATCCGGCTCCGTGTCAGTGCGGTGCGGACCATCAGAGATACAGCCACAACCAGCCGAAGGACAAAGCCGTGACCTTGGACGCCATGCACTGGGTGTGGAACCACTCCCAGTCGAAGGGGAACGCACGGATCGCGCTGCTCTTCGTAGCCGACCAGGTGCGCACCTCCGCGTGTGAGGTGCGGCTCAGCTACGCCGAGTTCATGGCGGCCATGAACACTGGCCGGCCCACCGTCAGGGAGTCGATCAGGGCTGCACTGGAGTCGGGTGAGCTGAGCGTCCTGGAGCAGGGCAAGGGCCGCCGAGCGTCGCTCTACTCGTTGCCGAAAGCGGTTGGGTACGTCCGCCCGAGCATGACTAGCGGTTCAGATTCTGAACCGCTACGGGGCAGGGCGGCTCCTCGTAGTGGTTCAGATTCCGAACCACTAGGGCCTCGTAGCGGTTCAGATTCCGAACCGCTGGGTGCTGACCGCGACGGGCCTAGCGGTTCAGATTCCGAACCGCGAGACACCCGTAGTGGTTCAGATTCCGACCCACACTCCCCAACTACTCCCAGCAAGCACGACGGGGAGCCCGAAGGGCAGCAGCAGGACGACTACGGCATCCCCGACGTCGTCCGCCCGCTCGTCGACAGCATGACCGCCAGCGGAGTCGTCGTCCGATGGCCCTTCACCGGGAACCAGTGGTTCCCCCTCATCGCACTGATCAACAAGTGCGGCGTCCCCGCCCTCGTCGCATACGCCCGGCGCACCGCCGACCGCACCCACGTCGACTCCGCCCGCTACTTCATGCGCGGCTGGAGCGAACTGCCTCCCAAGCCCGCCGCCGGCAGCCCCATCCACACGCCCCGACCGCACCTGCGCGCCGTCGGCCAGAGCCCTGAAGACAGGGGAATCTTCTAAGTGACCACCGCCCACGAGCCCGACACCTACGGCGACATCCCGCTCGAACGGGTCCCGCCGCAGGACTTCGACGCCGAGCAGTCCGCCCTCGGCGCCTGCCTGCTCTCTACCCCGGCCCGCGCCGACGTCCTCGACCTCGTCGACTCCGCCGCCTTCTACCAGCCGCGCCACCAGCTCATCTTCAACGCCATCGCCCACATGCACGAGGCCGGCCTGTCCGTCGACCAGATCACCCTCGGCAAGTACCTCGCCGACACCGGCGACCTCATCCGAGTGGGCGGCGCCCAGTACCTGTACGAACTCGTCCGCGCCGTCCCCACCGCCGCCAACGGCCCGTACTACGCCGAGATCGTCCAAGACCGCGGCTTGCGCAGGGCCCTCATTGAACTCGGCACCCGCATGGTGCAGATGGGCTACAGCACCGCAGGCGAGACCAGCGATCTGATCGAGAAGTTCGTCGCCGACACCCGCGACCTCCGCGACCGCGGCATGGCCTCCGAAGACCTGCCCGTCGAGGACATCCTCGACTTCGTCCAGCACGAGGACACCTACGACTGGGTCGTGCCCGGCCTGCTTGAGCGGCAGGACCGGCTGATCCTCACCGCCTCGGAAGGCGGCGGCAAGTCGACCCTGCTGCGGCAGATCTCTGTGACCCTCGCCGCCGGCATCCACCCCTTCCGCACCTGGGAGACCATCGACCCCGTCAGGGTCCTGACCCTCGACTGCGAAAACGGTGAAGCCGCCTCCCGCCGCAAGTTCCGGCCCCTGCTGGCCGCCGCCGACCACATTGAGCAGCCAGTGCGCCGCGGCCAGTTCCACATCGAGTGCCGCCCCCAGGGCCTCGACCTGACGCGCCCCTCCGACCGGGCGTGGGCCATGCGCCGCGTCGAGAAGATCAAGCCCGACGTGCTGATCATCGGCCCCGTCTACCGGCTCCACGCCGGCAACCCCAACGACGAAGAACTCGCCCGCAAGGTCTCCGTCGTCATCGACGAGGCCCGTGCCACCGCAGGCTGCACCGTCCTCATGGAAGCCCACGCCCCCCACGGCAACGGCATGGGACCCCGCTCCCTGCGCCCCCTCGGCAGCTCCCTGTGGATGCGCTGGCCCGAGTTCGGGTTCGGCCTCCGCCCCGTCGAGGACGAGAAGTCCGCCCAGAACGTGGAAGGCGCCCGCGGCCGACAGGTCGTGCCGTGGCGCGGCAGTCGCGATGAGCGCGACTGGCCCCACTTCATCAAGCAGGGCGAGAAGTGGCCGTGGATCTCCTACAAGCCCATCGATGCCGACCCCATCAGCGGCTACTCCCCGACAGGAGCGATCTGGTGACCGACCCCAACCCCCTCTACGGCGACGCATGCGAGGCCTGCCCGACCTACGACGTGTTCCCCGAGTCCGCGCTCCGCGACGGCGCCGAGGGACTCATCGCCGGCTACCGCTGCCCCAACTGCGGCCACATCTGGACCTGCGGCTGGCAGATCGTCCCCGGCCGCGCCATACCGCCCGAGCCCGCCGTCGACTCGCCGCTCTTCAACGAGCACGTCACCGCCCGCATCCACGAGCAAGCCGCCATCGCCCGAGCCCGCAAGCACCTCAACAAGGAGACCCCGTGACCACCACCGACATCGCCCGCCGTCACGGCCACACCGGGCCGACCAACTGCCAGGACTGCGGCGCCACCGAGAACGTCCACTTCGGCAGCTGGTTCGACCCGGCTACCGGCAAGAGCGGCAGCTTCCTGCAGTGCTGCGCCTGCGGCATCAAGGCCGGCGACCTGCCGATCGACCACGCCGACTGCGCCCGCCCCGCCCCCTGATGCCCGCCGCGCGTTGACGCCCGCCTGACCACCCACACGAGGAGACACCGTGAGCACCAACCGCCTGACCCCCGCCGAGATCCGCCTCGCCCAGTACGGCGAGCGCACCAGCACCTGGTCGACCGCGACCCACAACAACGGCACCGAGAAGGCACTGCACGAGATTGCGCTCGGACTGAAGGCGGAGGTCGACCGTCTGCGCACCCGAGTCGCCGAGCTGGAGGAAGAGCGGCGCCTGGAGTGGCTCTTGCAGGGCCTGACCCCGCACACGCCGCGACTCTGCGCCTGCGGGCACAGCCACCACGCCCACACGGTCCCGGCGCCGCACTCCTGCTTCGCCCACGGCCAGACCTGCCCGTGCCCGGCCTACCGGCAGCTGCCGCACGACGAGGCCGTCGCCCAGCTCGACCGGAACCGGCGCGCCGCCGCCGAAGCCGCCACCCCTGCCCCGTGACCGCAGACGGCCCGGGCGCTGCTACCGCCCGGGCCTGGCACCGACCCTACCGACCGCAAGGAGCTTGCGTTGACCCCCTGGGACGACCTGATCACCAGCCTGGGCCTGGCCCCGTCGACCCGCCCGGAGCGCACCGCCGAGGAGCGGCAGGCGAACGCGGCCCGCTGCCGGGAGCAGCGCCGCCGCCGCGCCGAACGCGGCCTCGCCCCCGACGACCCGCGCCACGGCAAGCCGTCGACGTACACCAACTGGTGCTGCCGCTGCCCGAAGTGCACCGCCGCCAACACCGCCAACTGCACGCCGCGAGTGCGCGCCGCACGGGCCCGGAAGCAGGTGGCGGCGTGACCATCGCACCCGAACGGGCGCAGTTGACGCTGTGGACGCAGCCGTCGATCGCCCAGCGGCCCACGCTCGCCGGCAAGGTCTGGCTAGGCCGGGAGCTGGAGGCGGCGCGGTTCTACCTCGGCACCCACATGATCAACTGGCTGTGGTCGGACGACCCGCGCTTCATCGGCAAAACGCTCTTCGTCTCGTACAACCGGTTCATCCAGCGCAAGAGCGCCTTCCCCCGGGCCCGGCACGCCCACTGCCGCGACTCCGGCGGCTTCACACACCTGAAGCAGAACGGCCGCTGGACCATCCCCGCCGACGAGTACGTCACCAACCACCGCCGCTGGGACAGCGAGGTGGGGCCCGCCGAGTGGATAGCCCCGCGCGACTGGATGTGCGAGCCGTGGGTGATCTTCGGGAAGAACCAGCACCTCAAGCCCAGCCACCGCGACTACTTCCACGGCACCCGCGAAGCCCGCGGCATCGCCCCTGGAGTCGTCGAGGACCCCGAACGGGACCTCGACGCCGCAGTCCTGATCCACCAGCGCTACACCGTCGAGGACTACCTGGAGCTGAAGCGGCTCGGCCCAGACCTGCCGATCATCCCGGTGCTGCAGGGCTGGACGCTCGAGCAGTACCAGCGCTGCGCCGACATGTACGCAGCTGCCGGTATCGACCTCGCCGCCGAACCTGTCGTCGGGCTCGGCTCGGTCTGCCGCCGCCAGGCCACCGAAGAGATCCGGCAGATCGTCCGCCACTTCGCCGACCAGGGCTACCGGCTCCACGGCTTCGGCGTGAAGACCAAGGGCCTTGGCTCCTACGCCGACGGGCTCATCTCCGCCGACTCGATGGCCTGGTCCGACGTCGCCCGCAAGGAACAGATCCAACTGCCCGGCCACACGCACAAGAACTGCGCCAACTGCCCGGACTTCGCCCTCGACTGGCACCAGCGCATCGTCGCCCAGCACCTCACCCCCGCCGCCTGACCACTCGCCCGCCGGCCGTCTCGCGCGGCCGGCCCCACCCCTGGAGGACCAGTGACCCGCCCGCCGATCCGCTGGCAGCCCGACGACGGCAGTGCCGCGATCCTCGCCGCCTACGCCCGCCGCGGCGAAAACCCCGCCAAGGTCCTGCGCCGCGCCCTGCTGCTCCTCGCCCGCGCCGACGGGGTGCTCGACATCCGGGGGCGCGTACCCCGGCAGGGGAGACGGCCGTGACCGGGCCCAGCAGCAACCCGCGCGGCGAACACGCGCCCCGGCCCGGCGTCCTGTGGACGACGACCGTCGGATGGTCCGGCGAAGAGCTCGTCGTCGACGACGCGGAGCCGCCCCGACCGAACCGGGCCACGAGGCGGGCGGCGAAGCGGCAGCGACCGCGTAAGGCGGAAGAGGCCCGAGAAGGGGCCTCAGCGCCCGCCTCCCGGCCGAACTCCCCGCAGCGGATCCGTTCCCGCTCCGAGCCGCAGATGGGCGCTCAGAGCCTCGAATCCGAACCGTCGACCCCACGGAGCCCCGAATGACCTCCGAACCCCGCCCCCGCGGCCCCGTCGACTGGGCCCGCCAGCAAGCCGCCGAACGCGAGCAGCAGCCCGCGGCTGGCGACCTCCAGCAGCGCATCGCCCAAGCGGTCCGCGACACCCCCGCCCGATACCCCGACGACATCGCCGCCGCCGTCTGGCGCGTCGTCGGCCGCGAGATCGAACGTATGAAGCTCCTCGTCGCCGCCAGCGAATCCGACGCCCACGCGGTGCGCATGGCCGCCCAGTACGCCGACAAGGCCATCGAGAACGGGGAGCGCGCCGAACGTGCCGAGGCCGTCGTCGCCCGCGTTCGCGAGGAAGCCCAGTGGCTCCGCCGCAACTACCCGGGCCTCACGCAGCTCCACAGCCGGCTCGACGCGGCCCTCGACCCACCTGCTCCCAACGCGACCGACGGCTGCACTACCTCGTGCGACGGCGCCACCGGCATCCGCGGCCTGCTGGAACACGTCGGCATCGACACCACCGGCCGGGACATCACGGTCGCCGGGCGGGTCGTCGACGCGGCGCCCGCCCACAACGCCGGCCCCAGCGTCGCCGAATGCGCCCAGGCCGACCGCCGCTGGTCGCTCGAAAAGCACGGCGAATAGCCACACCCCGCCCAGCCCGCACCGCCCGCACAAGGAGCCCGCCATGCTCGACGCCCCGTCGCCCCGTTGCGTGATCTGCCCGCGCCAGCTGCTCGACCACGAGACCGGCAGGTTCATCTGCACCCCGTGTGAGCACCGCATCGACCAGGATCTGCGGAAGTTGGCCGGGCCCGCCGGCCTCTATGCCCGGCTCTGCCTGCGCATCCAGCCCGGCCGCGGCGGTAGCGACGGGCCTGTCGTCAGCGGCAGCAGCGGCCACCCCATGCCCTGCAACGAGCAGATCCTCAGCCTCACCGCCAACGGGGGCCTGGTCTCCACGCTGGAGACGTGGGTTGAGGACTGGGCCAGCTACGGGCTCGGCGTCCACGGCGCCGGCGGGCGACTCCAGCACCGCGTCGACCAAGCCGTCGACACCCTCCGCCGCAACCTCACCCGGGCCGCGAGCCGTCACCCCGCGCTGGATGAATTCGGCCGAGAAATCCAGCAGGCCGCCCGGCAGATCCAAGCCATCATCAGCGGCGAAAGGGCACCCCGCCGCATCCCCGTCACCTGCCCCTGCGGCACCGTCCGATCGGTCACCCTCGACACCGACGGGTTCGAATGCCGCGGCTGCGGGGCGGAGTACGGGCACTCGGAGGCGTTGAAGCTGACCGTCGCTGAGAGGCGGGCGGCGTGAGCACCGCCGAGGAACTCCGCGCCGCGGCCTTTGCCCTGCGCAACCCACTCCACCGGAACGGCCCCGCCATCTCCATCGAGGAGGAAGTCCGCTCCCCGCTTGCGAAGTGGCTCGACCAGACCGCCGACCTCCTCGACGCCCTCCCCGCCATCACCGCCACGAACCACGCCCTCGACGTGGCCCGAGCGATCAACGAAACCGAATGACGAAGGGCCCCGCCCCCCGACCGGGGAGCGGGGCCCTTCTTTGCGTTCTCAGATGCGCGACACCTCGAGCGGCGCCGGCACCGGCGGGGCATCCAGACCGAACCTCTCCGCCAGCAGCATCCGGGCCGCAGTGTCGCGCTCGAAGGCGCTGCGGCCAGGCGGCATCGACAGGATGCGGGAGCCGTCAGGAGCCTCGACGAATGCCCCGAAGAACGTCGCGTCCGTGATCGACGAGTCGACGAGTTCCACGTCCAGCTCGGCGAGGAGCTCGTCGAGTGGCGCATCCAACAGGCGATCTGTCGACAAAGCGGGGCGCGGTAAAGCCAGCGTTTCGCTACTCTTCATGGGTAGCTCCATCCTTCACAGGGGTTGGGTTGCTGATCGGCGAGTGACAGCTCGCCGGTAGAACTGGCCGGGTGTTGACGCACCCGGCCGTTCGCTTTTCTGGCCGTGACGCTAGGCCAAATCTCATCGGTCAGTGGGTCGTCGGTGACGGATCCAGACCTCTCGCCTCCGGGCCTCCGATCTGCGGTGATCGCCGATTTGACCGACCCGGTAGGATTCGTCGCGCTCCCGTCGCCGTCGCGCGGCCAATCGGTGGCCAAAGGTGGAAGCGACCGAAAATCGATCAGCGCGGCAGCACGTCGTCGAGATACTCCTGGACCTTCTCGTACAGCGGGTACGGCACGTAGTCCGTGATCTCCGAGCGGGAGACCCAGGCGACCGCGTCGAGCTCATCCTCGTCCGCAACCCGGGCCTCGCCCTGCAGCACCTCGCAGGCCGTGTAGGACATCGCGCGCCCGGTCTTCGGGTGAACACGCTCGCCCAGGAGGCGGATCGCCGTGACGACCAGCCCGGTCTCCTCGACCGTCTCGCGCACCGCCGCATCCTCGACAGCCTCGCCGGGCTCGATCTGGCCGGCCGGGAACTGCCACAGCAAGTCGCCCTCGCCGACCCGGCGCCGGACCATTAGGACCTTGCCCTCGCGCACGATGATGGCGGCGCTGACGCCCTTCTCGGTGATCTTCTCGGTCATACCGTTGCCTCCAAGGCGTCCAGGATCGGCGGATAGATGCGGTCCGTTGGGATGAAGCGGCCAAGCTCGCCAATCGGAGCCCACACCACGGCGACGTTCTCGGAGGAATCCCCGTTGACCGCCTCACCGTGCACGTAGTCACAGATGAAGTAATCGCACATTGCGCGCGTATAAGGGTGCAGTCGTTCACCCAAGTGTCCGCGGACTGTGCAATGAACCCCGGTCTCATCCAGGGTTTCCCGCACAGCGACCTTCGACGCCGAGCCGCCCGGCTTCACGATGCCCGCCGGGAACTGCCAAGCGATATCGTCGCCGTCCTGCCTGCATACAAGCAGCACATCACCACCGCGACGGACCACGGCGATCGCTACACGTAGCGCCTGCGCCTCAGGCTGGGGCGCCGCTGCCCGCAACGAATGGATGAAGCGCCGGCGCACCGCATCACCTGCCAATCCCAAGGTCGTGTCCAGGATTCGCTGCGTCTCCGACTGGGGCACCATCCTCGGGTTCGCACGCCATGAAGCGACACTGCGAACCGAGACCCCGAGCTTTCCGGCGAACTCTTCCTGGGTCATTTCGAATGCGTCCTGGAGCCGGGCGGCTTTCTCCCCGGTCCACTTAACGTCGTCCACTATCGGCTCCTCGGCCGCCTTTGTGGGCCATCTTTCGGCGGCTCTGCATGACGCTGCATGTCCCGCTTCAGTTCACTGCATGGTGCTGCATGGGATCTTCATGGTCCGGGTGTGCCCGCACGCGAAGACTTGCTCCCATGAAGCCCCACTCACTCGCCCTTGCCGAATTGGTGGGCGCGTTGGTACGTGACGCCCCCCATGATCTCCCCGATCTCCTTCCAGGTCTTCTTTTGGTCCCGGAAGCCCAGCGCGATCTCCTGGCGCTGCCGCCTGCGCCACAACTCCAGCTCGTCCTCCAATCGCTGGGCGAGTTCGAGGTAAGCCGTCCAGCGCTCGTTGAGGTCGGCGATCGCGCGGAGCTGCTCGTCGTAGGGGGCGTAGGGAGCGTCGAGGGAGTCGGCCATGACGTGAGGGTACGGGCGATCCGACGGTCACTCAAGACGCGATTGGAGAAGTTCAGTTGGGCGCTTGACTCCCCGCCGCAGCGCCTCTACGGTCGTATCAGTCGCCCTCAAGGCAGCAACTTGAGAGCGGCGAACGTCGTCCACTCTCACCGGACCCAGTCCGCGGACGACGCACAACAGAAGACGGGCCGGACACCGCGACTCTCACCTCGCAGGCCGGCCCTGACCAACAGGTTCTGACTAGGAGACCACGTTGGCTACCACCGATCTTATCGGTGCGCACGAGCGCACCAACCGCGAGGGCGACACCGCCCCGCTTCCGCCGGCCGCCGCCGACGCCCTCCGTCGTCTGGAGCTGGCGCTCACCAAGCCGGACCCGGCCGTGGTCGCGAAGGTCAACGCCGCGCTCGGCTACCGGACCAACTCGGCGCCCCGCGCCTACCTCGGCGAGACGGCGACGTACCTGACGGTGTGGTCGCAGCGCGAGCTGAACGACCTTTACCTGCGGGTCGGCGGCACCGTCACCCTCCGCCAGGTCGAACGCAGCACGTCCGACGGCTCCAGCACGTGGACCGCCACCGAGATCACCCTCACCGTGGACATCGACGGTGTCGGCCCCGTCGAGGTGGTCACCGACATCGAGGACGACCCCGAGCACGGCTACCGCACCGACCTGCCCGTGGTCGCCGTGGCCCGTTACAGGTCCGCCGAGGCGCGCGCCAACGAGCTGATCGAGATCGCCCGGACCGGCAGCATGTCGGACCTGGACGCCGACGACCTGGCGCACAACGTCGACCTGATGGCCGGCTACCGAGCCACCCTCGCCACGGTCGGCCGCCTGGACCTGATCGGGGTGGCGGCATGAGCGAGATCCTCGACCACTTCCCGGCCGGTCACCCCCGCGGTTCGTGGCCCGCCGAGGAGCGCGCGGCGGAGCTCACCCGGCAGGGCCAGCCCGCGACGGTCCGTATGGACCTCGACTCCGACCGGTTCATCGTCGTGCCGGAGCGTGCGTCGTGACCTCCTACAACCCGCTGTACGACCCGGAGAAGGACGCGCACCCCGTCGTCCCGGCGCTGGAGCAGGCCATCGACCGGGCCCGCACGGTGCTCGCCGAGAAGGCCCCGGCGAACATTCACGACCCGGACGAGATGATCCGCGCCGCCTACGGGCTGCACTACGTCCTTCACGATCTGCTTGCCGCGTTTGACGCCAAGCGGGGTGAGCAGCGGTGAGCGAGCGGGAGCGTGTGGAGCTGCTGCGTGCGACGGCCGAGGAGATTGTGGCCGGTCTGCCGTGTTGGGATGGCGTGTCGCCGGCGGTGCTGGTGACGGTCACCGACCCGGTGACCCGGCTGCGTCTCGGCCACTGGTTCACCCCGGCCGCCGCGCCCCGGCCGCAGTCCAAGCCCCGTCACCTGCATGTGGTGCGGGAGGTGTCGTGACCGACGCCGAGCGTGAGCGCATGCACGACAAGCTCGCCGAGAAGAACCGGCAGTCCGCCAACCGGCCCAAGTAGGGCCCCTGATCCGCCGCGGGTGGCGGTGTCCGCCCCCGTCCCGCCGCCCGCGGCTTCCCAC